GCATCTACTTTAAACGTTACTGTACGCTGTGTGGCGGCATTTCCGTCATTGTCCTTGGCATTTACCTTAATAGTGTGGTTTCCGTCTGTAAGAGCCGTAGGGATTGCATAAGAGCATGAATATCCATTTGTTATTGCTGTCTTAGTAATTCCACTTGTCACAGCACTTCCACTGTCAACTGTAATGCTGATACTGTTAGGATTAACACCGCTATCTGCATCTGTAACCGTGAAATTAACTGTAGGCTTTGTGTTATTAGTTACTTGGCTTTCTGTAGGTGAACTAATTACAATGGCTGGTGCAGTGGTTTCTTTTACCTGTAATTTCAGTTTATTGCCAAGTGTTGCGTTAGTATCGTTGATCGTGGTACTGTTTCCTGCACTGTCTGTAGCCTTAATCGTTACAGGGAAGTAATGACCGCTGTTATTATTGTATGAACTTGTAATTGGTGCTATAACACTTGCTTCATACAATCCAGTAGAGCTATTCAGGGTCAGATTGTATGTAGTACCTTTGATTGTTGCTTGTACGCTTGATATAGCCATTTATATTCTTACCTCCCTAAATGCGCCCAGTCTGAATGGCAATTTCCGCAGAGTGGCTTTCTGTCTCTCCAAAAGGTCATTCATTTGTAACGTAGCCGACTCTATTCGGTTCAATTCATCCCATTTAATGAATTGTCCGTTGTCGAAGAATCTTTGCGATACGCCGTAGTCTTGCGTGAATATGTTCTTATTGATTGTTTCAAGGTTGCTTTCAAAAGCATTAAAAGCCGCCGACGTAAACCATCCTGTATAATCTTCAATATCTGCGCCCATATCCGCGATTGAAAACTGCTTATATACTTCCTGTGCCAGTTCATACAGATAAGTCAGATTGTTCTTAATACGGTTATAGTCCACATAATTGAATCGGTCATTTATAGTCCAATTAGTCTTAGGAGTATGCCATAGGCTTACTTCTGCTACCGTTGATTTATTTACGGTTACATTTCCTGCATCATCATAGGCAGACACCGTAACAGGATAATCACCCGATTTTTTAGGTGCTGTAAGGCTTCCAGTATATGTTGAATTGCTATGTTTTAAATCGGTTGTATCGTCAGCAACCGCCGCCGTTACTTTAGTTATTGACATCTTACAACACCGCCTTTCTTGCTTTCATTGTTCCTGACCACGCACCATTAAATGTTATCTCATTCTGGTACGTCCTTATCATGGTTTCTCCACGGTCTTTTAATTCCATATAATATAAGTCGTTAGCATCCGTTCTGGGGTCTCCACGCCATTTTATCTGATAGTCAACATCCCCTAAATAATAGCTTGCAAGCCATTCCTCTAGGTCTTTGGCTAATTCTGTAGTACTGATTAACGGATTTTTCCATGTCTTAATATCCCCATTGTCATTATGTGTAACCGTGTAGCCGATTTCCTCGGTAACGTACTCATATCCTTTAATTACATACTTAACAATCGTTTCTTCCGTCATACCGCTAAACTGTAGAGTCGCATAATAACTGCTACTGTCTGTAATCTGTACGGATATAGCGCTTGGAATCGGATTTCCACCGTCATCTGTTCCGTTATCAATTACTGCAGTCAGTCCGTAACATGGATTTTGAAAGTATACCGTATGCACATTGTTAGCAGGACTAATGGTAATCTCTTCTGTAGAAATATCCTTATTCTCGCTTGATTTACGGTATTGTGTCTTAATTACGCTGATAGCCTTGATTTTATTCTGCCTTACTGCTGTAGGGCTTGCTGTCATGTCATTCCTTGTGATATGGTAGTCAGTGACATCCCCAACAGTGATATTATCTACTGTGATTCTGCTGTTCGGCTGTGCTTTTGTAAATTCTAATACCATCTTGTCAAACAGATTGAATTGATCAAATGTAGTGTATTCCAGTTCCTCACCCTGTTCTACCGTGTAGCTGTCCACCTCTAAATCTTGGTAATACGTTGTTACCTTGAATTGCTTCGGTGCAACATTCCTAAACTGCACTTGCAATCCATATGCTACAAATGCCGCTTCCAGATTAATTGTGATTTTGGGATTCTCGTTGAAATTACCGTCCGAATCTGCAATCTGTGAACCGATATATCCTGTCTTTAGATAATTGCTGTCAGCAGGCATAAAAAATACAGTTCCGTCCACTTTGGAAAAATTGGAACTGCATATTGCATAAGCTTCTTTGTCCTCTCCGTTCAGTACATCAGATACATGACTATACGCTGTCTCTCCATTGGATTCTGCTGTCATGTCGGGTATAAATGACGCTTGCATATGGATTTTACTGTTCCTGTCCTCAAATAGCACGCAACGCCCTGCATTGGCAATAATCTGTAATGCTTCACTGTGTTTTACCGCTGGCATAGGATTCTGTACCTTGATATTCTTTAAATATGGGTCAATTGAGTATTCTCTTTCGTCCGTTATTCCTGCATCATTCAACACATCAATCGCAAGGTCATATAGGCTTATCCCGTTTTCTCTGTAAAGTCCACGGTAGTACTTACCTGTCATGTAATCGAACCTGTCTGTTGCCGTAAACTTGGCTTCCGTATCGGTTGCCGACCATGTTTTAAGATAGGTTGTTTCCTCTGGTAGCCATTCTATTTCGTTATTTCCCAACACATCATATCCGAACTGAATCTTTACTTCCTGTCCGACTTCCATGTAAGCAAGTGCGCTGTCTGGATTGTCGGGGGAATAGTATTGATTCTGGTTATCAATCGTCAGTGATATATCGTTAGACGGTATCGTATCTGTTATGGAAGATACATACTGTTTACCGCTGTATTTCTTTACTTCCTTATTGCTAAATGCATTGACGATACCGCAGTAAAACTGATATATCCTAAGTCTCCCCTGTCCGTTTATCATTTTGGTAGGCGTGATAATCAGATAAGAAGTGCCGTTGAATACATCTTCTGTCACCCAGTAGCTTTTATCATTACCGCTGTAAGAGCGTGTAACGCTGTCATTTTGGATTGTAAAGTCTACAGGGTAATATTCCCCAAAGTCTATCGTAAGACCTTTTATATCAAGTCCTGTGATTCCAGAAAAGGATATATAGATAGTACCCAATATGTTAGCTGTCACAATTCCATTATTGTAATAGTCGTTGTTCCTTGGTGGGAGAAAATACATCGTACCGTCCACCTTGGAAAAATCCTGCTCTGCTGTGGCATATACATTGTCTACCGTGTAGTTGTTAAAAGGCTTTCTCAAGTCCGAAAAGTAAGTAACAGACGTACGATTATCTACAGCAACATTTTTCTGCGCCTGTGAGTTAATTACACCGATTGTTGCCTTGATATATCCCCTGTTACGCCCTATTCTTTTCATGGACTGCTTATAGGATTTTGATACGTTCTGCATAACTACCACCCACAATCTATAAGGTTAAATGATAAAGTCTCGTCTTTGGTTATCATGTGTGTAAGTCGGTCTACAAACAACGGTACGCCTTTTCTGTCTCCTGGGTACATGGTAATTGTAATCGGGTTTCCCGGATTCTTCATGTCCTCAAATGTAACAGGCACATAGAACGGTTCTATTGCTTTTAACATCATCTGTCTTTGCTCTACCGTAAGTCCTACCCATTTCAGATTATCCAGCTTGTATAAATCTCTTCCGACTCTCTGACCGATAACTGCATTGTTTGCGTTTCTTCCTGCATTTACTGTAGTAGATATCGTCCATGAAAATCCGACAGCAGGGCAAGGAAAATCATACCCATTGACATTTAAGAATGAACTCATTGACATAGCTTATCCCTCCAGCATTGCCTTAACCACCAAACAATCTACCATGTAACCAGACTGTGTACAGACTTTTACATCATCCAGTGTAGTCAGAATCTTATTCTTGTCAGCCGCCGCATTGATAGCTTTGTTCGTGTCATTTATGTTAGATGCTTTAAATTCTCCACCGACCTGTGTATATGTCGTTACATCTTCCAGTGTCACCGTTCCGTCTGAGTTGGTAGTCATTCGGTATCTTCGCCGACCACCCATGTTTTTATCCAAAATATCGTCTTTAAAATTTGTTGGAAGTGTTGCTTTTGCCATTATGTCAACCTCCTGTTTACTGTTGTTGCAAAGTATATTGTGAAATGTATTACATTTACATAACTATGAATTTATGTAAAAGAAAAACACCTACGTTATGTAGATGCTTTTCTTTTTTTCTTATGCAGCTATTAACTTAATAGCCTTATTGTTGATAAATGCTTTGATTTCATCATATCCCCAACCGCAATCTACAAGACCGCTAACAACCATTTCTAAGGATTTTACTTTTGCAAGTTCTTCTGATGATAAATAATCCCTCAAATTATCTTTCTTTCCGATTCCGTATTTTTCCCTTAGTTGCTTTGCATTGTTCCCCAACACTACCTTATAGATTAAATCCGTATAAGTTGAGTATGCATGACCATGCATTCTATCGTTTTCTCCCGACTCCTGTATAGCTAATGTAAGTGCCTGCCTAACTGCTATTCCTTTTGCTCTCTCTGTAATTTTTTCTTTCAAGGCTTTTTCCATTTCATTAAACTGTTTTATATAATTCAGTTTAAATTTCATGGCTTTTTCGCCATTATACCCCATTACCAAAAGGGTAAATCCATCACGGTTCATATAATATAATGGATTCTTTTTCCCGTTAGCACCAGTATAATCGCTCTTATAGAATAGCGCCGAAAATTCGGCGCTACTAATTGTGTTAAATATTCTTCTAATATCTTCTAGCACATGCCTGTGGCTTTTCCCAAATGTCTCAGCTATATCCAAACTGCTTACAGTCGCTACATCTTCCTTATTTACTTTCATAATTTCCACCAACATCAAAAACACTCCTTTTCAAATATATATTTATGTGTTTCTTTTTGGTAGATTATGAGTACTATTTCCCCTCTTCTATGCAAGCAGAAAGCTCTTTCACCTTTTCTTTCAGCTTGCGCACCTCTTCCACGGCTTCATCATACGATTCCACCATTTTGTAGTATCTTTCCTCTGGGATTATGACAGTTTTAATAGGTTCAATCTTACTCATAAATATACCCTCTTTCTTCTTTAAATTCCTTAGTATTGATTTTCCAAAGTAAAAATGATAGGATATATTTATCAATTCTACTTTGGAGTTGTGTCAATTTAGGGCAACCGAACCATGCGTAAGAGACGGTTGCTCTATTTTCATCTTCTGAATGTTTTTAAATATTCATCTTCTATCCCTCTTCTGACAATTTCAGATTTTGAAATGCTTAATTTTTCTGATGCAATCTGTAATTTTTTTGCAGTTTCATCATCAATTCTTACTCTAATCATTGTATCTTTACTATTGTCAGATTTTGGTCTGCCTGTTCTTGGCGACATTATCAACACCTCCTTTTTTGTCGCTACAATAAATATAATACTGTAGCAACAAAAAGTCAAGATGTTTTGTAAACTTTTTATGCATAAAAATAGGACGGTTACACGCCGCCCTACTTAATTTTCTTCTTTATTTCTTTTATTTCTGCTTCTATGCTATTCAGTTTGTCGATTACGTCTATGTACCTATCGTCTGCCACATGAGCGTATTTTTGATTCTCTTTCATGAGAAAATCGTTTGATTTGTACTTGGATTCCAGTAATTTGCTGTTACTTTCCCTTGCCTGTATCACTTCTTGCGCCAGCTTCTGAAATTCTCCTGCGCTGTCCAACTGTTCAAACTCAATCTTTTTAATACGTTTTTCCAGCTCTGTAAGTTTCTGTTCAATCTCCATATTATCCATAGCAATCACCTACCAATTTTTCATCATTTCTCTTGCTCTTTGATTTGTTTCTTCTATTTCTTGGGTAAGCTGTTTTGCTTCTTTTTCCGACTGTTCAAACGTTTTACCGTACTTTTCAATCTGTTCCTGTTTCCATTCCTCTTGCTCTTTCGCTATTGCCCTGTTATCTAAATAATTAGCGCATACAATAATTAATATGGCTATCAGTGCAATACCTATACCTGTTTTTACTTTATTCATGTAAAAGCCCCCTCTCATTTTGGCTTATTATACCACTTATGAGAGGAGGATTTCTACAAAAGTTTACATAACTTATGCAAAACTAAATCCGTTTCTATTGCTTCTTTCTTCTACAGCGGAAACAAGGCTTCTTCCGTCAATAGAGATTTCTTTACCCTCTCTGACTGCATCTAATATTTCAGAAAGCAATGTAGCTTCTCTATTATTATCTTCATACGCACGTGAGAAACCTCTATATGCCGCTTCTTCAATTCCTGCCACAATCATTTCATTACTTGCAACCGCTGTCTTTCCGTTAGAAAACCGTCCTACAAGCTCGTTATGGTTAGCCATGAAAAGTCCGTCCTCTGGGAATCCACCTGTTTGGAATGTAGGTATGCGTGGGAATGATACGTTAGGTATATCAATATTAAAGCTAACTCCTGGTATTTTGCTTGCCGCTTCTGCCAGCTTCTTCAATCCGTCTATAGCACGGTTTACAAGACTTTCTACACCATCAATTACACCGTTCAAGAATCCGATAGCACCATTAGCCGCCGCCTTGAAAGCGTCCTTAAATGCTACTGGTACTTTGCTTAGAACATCATCCCATTTCTTCTTAGTAAACCATGGCGCAACATTAACAGTCCACCACTTAGTAAGATTGGCTACCCATTGAGTAGATGTCTCCGTCCACTTAGTATTGAACGATTCCTTTACGTTATTGAGTACTTCCAGCCACTTTTCTAATGAGAACCATGGTACAACGCTTTCTTCCCACCATGTAACCAGTGCTGTTCCATTCCACCATTCCACCATTTCATCCCATTTGGTCTGCGCCGCTACTAAGATATTCCCCAGCAGTTCAGTCCACTTTTCAACGGTAAACCATGGAAGAACATAGTTTTCCCAAAATTCGTTAATTTTTTCTGTAAACGTATCGAATAGAGAAGTAAATCCCTCAATGATTCCTAAGAAGATATTTTCGCCTAATGGTTTCATTTCTTCCGCAGGGGAATGAATACCGAATACATCTTTTATTTTCCCAACAAATTTATCAAAAAATCTGCTTACTACATCACCTATAGTCAATTCTGAGTTGCTATCTCCCATAGGCTCTGTAATGCCAGCAACTATGTTTTCACCCAGCTCTGAATAGTCTGTAGAATTTGATTCGTCTTTTGCACCTTGGGAATATTCCGAAACCATATTCTTTCCACTATCGTATGCCGTATTATTAATAGACTCTAACTGCGTTGTGGCATTGTTTACCATAGCGTCTATCTCTTCTGTAGACATACTAGCATTGTCAGAAATTCCGCTTGCGTATTCGCTTGCTACATTCTGCCCATTGGTTCTTGCTGTAGTTTTTGCTTCTTCTGCTCCAATGCTTATTGAGTTGTACATTTCTTCATAAAAAGAAGATTGTTCAGAAATAAGGTCTAACTGTTGCTTATTTTCTTTAAGTACGTTGCTAAATTCTTCTACCGCCTGTGAAGCTTTAGAAACTTCGTCTTGATACGGCGCAAGATTAGCATTTCCACCGGATTTTTCAAGTTCATCATTGCAGATTCCTGTCCAGTACGCTAAATCTTCTTGTGCTTTAGAAAGATTCTGTGCGTTTTCCTTGACTTGCATCTGCGCTTCTGCTTCTTGTTTTAATGTTTCTTTCCACTGCTCTGAAATAGCTTCAAGTCTTATCTGTTTTTCTTTTTGAGTAATTAATTCTTTCAGCTTATCAGTAGTGATTGTCAGTTTTTCATTTTCTGAATCATAGTACTCATTCAGTTCTGGCATTTTGCTAATAAGTTCTTGTGTGTACTGTGTAAGTAATTTTTGCTCGTCTGCTGTAAGATTTGTCTTACTGCTTAATGCTCCATATTTATCAGCAAGTGTTTCAAGGAAAAGAATATTTTCATCCTTTGTATTTATCTGTTCTCTAAATGCTTCATTTGTTTCCCTTATTCTGTCTGTAAGGTTTTTTGCTTTTTCTGCTATATTGTTAAAAGTATCTCCATACTTTTTAGACTGTTCCTCTCCAAATTTAGCAAGCTCTAAGTCTATAAAAGTGCTATCCAACTTATTAGCAAGTAATGTGATTGAAAGAGGAATTGCAATAGCCCATGTAATGCCTGATTCTAATACAGATGCAATCGCAGTATTTATTACACCTTTTAGCTTTTCTGCTATAGATGCACCAAGACCAGTGAATTTCAACAGTAATACAGATGTTGTAATTGCTGTTTCAATAGGTGCTGCGCTGAATATTCCTATATAGGTTTCAATTGCGGCATTGATAGCCTGCCATATTACTTGACCTACCCTAGACAAAATTCCTTTAAAATCTATCTTCGATATAAAATCTCCTATTTTGTAACCAATATAAGACCATTTTACTTTTTTAAGGTACGTAATCATTGTATCTAACAAGCCGTTAGCCCATGTATTGATAGTATGTGCCAGTAACCCGAAATCAAAATTTCTAAAGAAAGAGTTTACTCCCTCGGCTAATGATTCTCCAAAGTTCCTCCAATCAAATGTAGTGCCAAATGAATCAAGGAAATGTAATGCTGAATTTAAGGAATTTGCTATTGTTTTTCCTACATTACTAAATAATCTGGGAGATATAAGACCATTAAGGAAATTCGCAAGACCTTTTCCAAAATTATCAGCCTTTTTATAGATTTTATTCCAGTCCACATTTTCCATAGCTTTGTTAAGAGCCGCATTAATGGTCTTTCCTAATCCCTCTAAGCTCTTAATACCGCTCTCATATCCCTTGAAAATGGTATCAACCTGTACAAGACCGCCTTGTGCCTTATCAACCTTGCTTGCTCCACCAGAAGCACCGCTACCACTTTTATCATCATCTCCAGAGTTAATGTTTAATTCATCAATTCCAAGGAGATTATTTTTCAGTTTTTTAGCGTTCTTTGCCGCATCACCAGTAGCATCCGAAAAATCTTCCATCCCGTCTGCCCAGTCCTCGGCTACGCCGCCTGCCGATACTTCATACTGCCAACCGAATATTGAGCCTAAAGCATTGGTAACAGTCTCTGCAAATGCAATCACATACACCATTACCTGATTCAGTGTTCTTATAAATGGCTTGAATGCATTGATTAAAGCACCGCCAATAATAGATGCAAGCTGTTGGAACGACTGCGTAAGTACTACTAACTGATTATGCCATGTGTCTGCCGTACGTGCGAAGTCTCCTTGTGCGGCGGCTGTATTCTGCATAACATACTGATAACGTAACATAGCCTTTTGTGCCTGCGTCATTGATGTTATATCTGCATCTAATCCCTGTTTTAACGCCCATTCTTTCAAGGTTGCCTGTGTTAAATCAAGACCATATTTCCTTAAAGGTTCGGTTTCACCAGTAAAGATAGCTTGTAAATTCCTTGCAACATCCGTCTGTGACATATCATAGAATGATGCCATGTCTGCGGTCAGTTTCGTTAATTCCAAAGACATATTCGCCATGTTCTTTTGTGAGAATCCCATGGCAACGCCCATAGCTTGGAATCGGCTTGCTACCTGTTTTGCCGTCAGCTCGGACATACCAAAATCCTGTATGGATGTCTTGGAAAAGTCCTGTATCATCTTCTCATAATTACCAAACGTAGTCCTTACAACGTTTTCTACTTCCGTCAATGAGGACGATATGTCGATTGCTTCCCCCAGCTTATGGAACGCTCTGAACAATAGCCAGTATGATGCATATAATTTTCCAAATGCAGAAGCAAGGGAAAAGCTGTTTATCTTTGCACTTTTAGCAGACTTGCTAAAAACATTCAGACTGCTTGCAAGCGAATTAGCCGCACGACCACTGGATGAACCTGTTCTTGCAAGTTTAGCAAGTGCATTAGTCATGTCAATAATATTTCTATTGACTGTAGGTGCTTTGGATAGAGTTGTCATAAGGCTGTTCATAGCTGTAGCAAGTTTAGGGATATTCTCTATAGCCTTAGTTGATGATTTATAACCTAACTGTGAAATTCCTCTTGCCAGTTGGGATATCTGTACAGTAGCAGAACTACTAGCCTGAATATTTCCAAACGCTTTACTAAGCTGATTCATAGAGGATGCCGCACGATTGATTTTTGCTGTGTCTACTGTTGACATCTTCTCTATGCCCTTTGCAAGCCGTGTAAAGTCAGTAGTCTTTACATTATTCATGCTTTGCATTGCACTTGAAAGCCTGTTTACACTATTCGCAAGACCATTCAAATTACTGGTATTAATGCTGTTCAATGAAGTAGACAGTTTATCAAGTTTTGTAATCAGCTTGTCAATCGCATTATTCGCCTTTGTTGCCTGCGCTTTAATTTGAATTTCCAGTGAATCAATCTCTGCCATACTGCACCTACTTTCAACTGTTAAAGTGAGTGACTATCTCCAACCGATAGCCAGTAAAAAGGGCAGTAGACTATGACCTCTACCGCCCCTGTTTTATCTTTTCAGATATTCTCTTGTAACTTTTCCTGCCTTGCAATCTACCGTGATTCCTACACGTTTTTGGAAAACTCCGATTGCACTGGCTGTATCATTTCCCAATATACCGTCAATATTGCTCTTGCCTTTCGCATTTGTGGCAGGCAGGCACTTATGATAGATAAGTTCCGTCTGTAGCCACTTCACATCATCCCCACGCATACAGGGTACTTTCTTGTAAAGGATTCTCGTAGGCTCTGGATATGGGTTATTGTGCGTGTCGTAGACGGTCTGTAATTCGTTTAATTCACGATACCATATATTCATATCAACGTTTCCATTAACGCCGTTTACAGTGCCTTTTGATGTGTATTGCCAGCCTACCATGTTTTCAATCTGTGGCTGATACTTCAAGTCCATGTTTCCTTTATTCTTTCCATATGCCGCAATCCACATAGGATATTTCACGCCGCCATATGGCTTGATGTAGGAATTATAGAAAGACTTTCCAGTATACACACCGAATGCAAGCCCATAACTTCTGATAACATCACCGTAAGCATTGATAATGTCAATCAGTTTGCTTCCCAGTCCTTTCTGGCAGTTGTCCTCAACGTCCAGCCATACCATTGTCTCACGACCATTAAGAATTTCTGCTACTTTCCTTGCATCATTTCTAGCCTTTGTAACTGTGGTCGCATAGCTGTAGTTGTAAACGCCCTGTATCGTCAATCCGTTTGCTTTACAGCCTGTCCAGTTAGCTTCAAACTGTTTATCACGGTTCAAGTCCTTACGGATGATTTTAAGGATGGCAAACTGGATACCGCCTGCCTTGACTTTTGCCCAGTCAATAGTTCTCTGATATGCCGATACATCTATACCGATATAACTCATTTTTTATCATTCCTTTTCAAATGGTTTGGGTAAATGACGCTGTTGTGCGTTTGCAATCCACATTTGCTCTGCCAGTAAAGCCTTACGAATTTTTGTATCGTAATCCTCCTCTTTTCTGTATCTATCAGCAGCATGTTTTATATACTCTGTCTTTGCTTTTTTACCATTCAAGCAATGTTCAATAGAATAAGTCATAGCAGAAATGAAGTAATCTCCGCACCAACGCCATATATCATTTTCACGTTTTTGGTCTTCCAACTCATAAGCTAACTCATATGGATGTAAGTCTGTCGGACAAGACCAGTCTATATCATGTACCGTGAGTCCATACCCCTTAGTTACAGCAAGCCAATAAGGACGTATTTCCTCACAGTATAATTTCCATGTTAATTCCCGGCTTTCTCCTTGCTGTCCGAGTTCGCCTGTGCTTTCTCCACTTCCTTCTCGAACAATTTCTTTAAAAAACCATTAGCCGTTAATTCCTCCTGCAATTCTGTATAAAAGTCTGTGATATCTACATCACCAGTATCTACATAATCGCCTACAAGAGAGAATGCCTTTTCCTTTGCTTCTTCGTAGCCATCGTTTGTGTCAAGATTGTAGCCAAACTCATCAGAATGGAATTTCTGCAAACCAATCAAAACAACATCAGGAAGAAATAAAAGCATATCCTCAATCTGCTCTAAATTGTTTTCTGCCCCATTATTCATTCCTACAGCCATTTTTGCAAATCTCGAAAGAAGTCTTGATTTAACTGTTGGAATATAAACAAACTGTATTGCGTACTCTTTATCTTTAACCTTAATTTTCATCATATTATTTCCCTTTCCCTTACTATTAGTAAGAAAGGGGGCAGTCCTAAGACCGCCCCTGTTTTTATACAATTTTAATTTACGCTGCTGTTACAGTAAATGTACCGTCCTTGTTGTCTGTAACTGTGTAATCATCCGTACATTCAATTGCGGAAGTGTTTGGAATGACGGTAACTGTCATTTCCAAAATTTCATCTACACCGCCTACGTCGTTAGGTGTAGCGGTTGCCTGACCTACATATGCGTACTTTGCAGTTCCGCCAATTCCATCAGTTCCATACAAATGAAAAATATCCAGCTTCTTTCCTGCTAATCCATTAATATCGTGTAAATACTTCTTTTCAAGATTTCCTGTTATTTCCCTTGAATCCGCTGTTTTAATACCCATTTCAAAAGTCTGTGTATCATCTTCCAATGTTGTAGATTCTACAGTATTTGGAGTAGACGCAGGAGAAGGGATTGATTTTGCACGAACCAATAATTTATATGTTCCTGAAAAATCAGAAGATGCCGCTGTATGTTCCTTGTAGATTACTCTAGCAAGATAACTTGTATCTGCCATATATGCCGTCCTTTCTACCGCTAATTAATGCGGTCAGTGACACACTCTGTTGTGTGCCAGTTAATAGTTATTGTAATGGGTCAAGCGAACCGATTGTTCGTGTAGCCCTAAATGTAGCAGTCCTTATTTTATTCGTAATCGTATAAACAGGATTGCTTATTTCAAACCGTTTCCACTTAAAAAAATTGATTGCAGTTGCGGTCATATTAACTAATGCTTCTCTATCAGACTGACTCTCGCCTTGATAGTTTATCGTTACCTGGAACGTGGGTCTTATAGCATTGATAGTATCTCCTGCAATGTCCTTCCCTGCTTCAACTGCGCCTATCTGACGCATAAGAACTGTTGGAAACTTCGGCGTTCCTGTGATTGCTTCATCCTGCGTGATGTACAGATTTTTGTACTTACTGCCATATGCAAGTTTCATCTCATGCGAAAACATATTGAAAATCTGGTCTTGCAATCGTAAAGCCCATGAATTATCAATCAACGGTGAACACCTCCTTTGCAGTTTCCATTATCAAGTTTCTAAGTTCATTAGCCGTGTAGTACATGAACGGTCTGCTAGGCATACCCTCTGTAAACCACCATTGACCGTTATCGTCACGGTAAAACCAACCGTAACGACCGTCTGCTAACTGCCTTATAGTCTTACCGCTTGCATACTCCCATGTAACACCGTCTGGTAGTTTGCCTGGATAAGGACTTTGTTGTCCGACAATTCCTGTTCCGAACTCTACGAACAATGCGTGGTCTGTTCCTGCCACAACCGCATATATCCCACCGCCTTGCACATCTTTTACGTGTTCAGCGTGTATACTTGAATTAAGTTCGTATGTGAATATTGCATCAAGTGAAGCAACATATGTCTGTGCAATCTCTACGCCCTTTTCAGCGAGTTTTTCAGCTAACATCCTACATTTATACTCTAACGAATTTTGATAGCTTCTAAGCTCTTTTATGACGTTCTGTACGGATTTCTGTGATAACGTCATGGAGATAACTTTCTTTGCCATACGTCCACCTACTTAACAACTTTCTGTAACAGGAATAAATCGGCTGTCAGTCCCTCATCAGCTACGCCCTTTACAATGTAATCTGCGCTGTTCTCGTCTGGCAATCCATCATCATTCAGAACGACTTCCGATTTCTTCCATACGACATCACCATTGTTGATAGGCAGATATCCTTTATCTGTAACAATCTGTACATATGATGTGCTATCGTCTATGCCGAATTGCTTTACCAATACTTCTGACAGCTTATTACTGATATTTGCATAGAACGTAACTGGTTCAGAGAATCCGCTTACTTCCTTTGTCTTTGGGATCGGATTGCCCTGTGAATCAAGGTATGGAATGAAGTTCCCACTTGCGTCCGTATATCCCTCATACACTGGGTTTCCATATTCGTCAGTTTCCTCAACAGTCACGGTCTGACCCTGCAAGGCGTATTTCATTTTCTGCTTATTAATATCAAGCATTTTTTACCTGTTTGTAAATCTGATTTACGCCTGTACTTGCCAATCCCGATACAATGCCGACTGCAATAGCATTCAGCACGTCATTTGCTGGAAAATCAGCAATTACGTACATTCCGACTACTCCTAAGATGCCGCCTGCCACACCTACGATAATTGGGATGTAATTGTCCTTTACGCTTGGAATTGCTTTAGCCGCAAGACCAATCAGATAAGTAATCACTACGATTGAAACAACCGTAGATACCTGTGCAAAATCCATAATGTATCACTCCTTGTCTTCAAATCTTTTTACAAGCTCATCTATTCTGTGGTGCGCCTGTTTTGCGCTTTCCTCAACCTTTACAATTCTGTTATCATGAGAATTAAGTTCTTTTCTCATTTCTGTAATTTCATTTTTAATGTCTGTCGTATTGGTTGATATAGAATCAAGCTTCATGTTTATTCGTGTGTTTTCCCTGACACGTTCCTCAATTTCTGAATTATCGGATTTCTTGTCTTTCTTCAAATTAAGAAACAAGCTTACCAATCCAAAAAAGACGGAAAAAGCAACTGATATGATGCTTATAATAACTGCTGTTGGCATTGATATACCGTCCTTTCTTTTTAATGGCGCACCGCCCTCCACCTCTTACTGTGCGCCGCCTACGACCATCTTACTGGTATCAGTAAAAAGGTCATGCACAATCTTCTTTTTTTTCATACAATTCAGAGAGCTTTAACATGCCAAGAAATATCATAATAACATAATATGTCTTCTTTGCTATTCCATGTTCTTGTTATTCCATTTTCTGAATAGCTGGCACTGTAATCCGCTCCTAATTTGTTACGATCATAAAGCGCAAGTTCAACAATAGCTTCTTCTTTCTTTTTTAAGTATTCTTCTTTTTTTGCGCTTGATATTCCAGAAGCATTTATTACTAATTGCTCATTTTGATATAACAGTAACTCAATAAGTGGGTTATCTTCCTTACGATCGAATACAGTAACATCAGACGTAATTCCTGTGTCGGGGTCTGTGACTTCCTCTGTATGAAATTGTCCTAGCCTGATTTTTACTTTCTGTAAAGTACTGTATTTTTCCATACGGACTCCTTATAACTGCATTAAATCAATAAGCATTTTCTTTAAATCTGCACCGCTAAAGGAATCGGCATTTTCAATTCCTTTTTCTCCTGCTAACTTCTGCAAGTCTGCGGTACTCATACGATTAATGTCTGTCTTTGTATATCCAACGGGAGATGCCAGAGAATTAATCTCTGGCACGTTATCTCCTGCCTTGTACCATTTTCCACCACATTTAATTGTGTGTGTTGCTAACACGCTGGATCACCTCCTACGCAACTTTCATAACAACAACGCTATCCATTCCCTCGAATGTTGGAAGTCCAATCATTGATACTACACAATGAGTATTGATTGGATGGTTTGTTGCATATGTGTAAACCGCAATTCCAGTCTCTACGATAAAAAGTGTTCCGTCAGTTAAGCTTCCGCTTCTTTCTTCTGGTGTCTTTCCAAATACGTAGTCGCCAAGGTAAACCCCTGCGCACTGACAAGATACGATTCCTGTTGGAATAAAATATTTTGTCTGACCGTCAGCAGGGTCAACATACAACTTATCGTATACCTCGATCTCGATTCCGTATCCACGCAGATATTCAGTTACCTGTGACTGCTGTAAACGAATACCGCCTGTATATGCAGTAATACCGAGTACCTGTTTCTTTGTGTCCTCTGCCTTTAATACCATTTCCCATGTCTCTGTATTCATGGTAAATCTTGTCAGAGAATATCCAGTTTTCTTTGCAAAGTTGCGTCTTGTCTCGATAAGGTCATCAAGTGGCATTGCAGTTGCTGGAGCATTCCACTTATCAGAGTCTCCTGTAATTTCAACAAAGTGGTCTTTCTTGTGTGCAGCTCCATTGTCGGAAGTATAATCTACGGTATATTTGCTTTTCCCAATATGTACATCAATCTTTGGTACACCGTCAGCCGGTGCAAGCAAACTCCAAATCTGTCTCTCTGGTACTACTCTCGCACCTTCGATCAGCATCATAGGCTTTTTGCTAATCTCACGAAGTACATCATTTGCAAGAGAAGCGTTCTCTGCGTTTCTGTAATTGTCGTACTCCTGTTCCTCTCGCTCTTTCACCATGTAGGACTCACGATAAAAAGGCATCTCGTTTTGGATATCAGAGAAACCGCCAACATCTCTTAACTCTGCCTGTGCATCAAAGTTAGATGCTTTCAATGAAACAGGAAGACCGCTCTTACCCTTGATAAATCTAAGATCAAGGCTCTCTTGCTTTCTTGTACCAAACTTCTGTCTGCCGAGATAAGGTTGAGAACCTAAAGTTTTTTCATAGTTATTCCACATTACACCAAGACTTCTTGCTGTAAATGCTTCTGCTAATGGTAATGCCATAATTTGCACCTCTTTCCTTAATCAAAAAAAGTAACTCTTGGGGTTTTGGCTTTTGCTGTTGCCTCAACAGTTACTCCGTTCTTTGTAAGTTTTGCATTGTCGATATCGCCCTCGTAAACGTAAGTTCCCGGTGCATCCCCCATCGTTACGTCAACATCATCAAACAAATATCCGACACAGCTTTCATCGTTTGATGGAAATGGTGTTCCACCTTTTACAATCTTTCTTCCGTTTGCATCTGCTCCTGTTGCCATTGTCTGCGGAACAATACAAGCAGCTCCCAAATAGGGAAAATGCTTTAAAATACCAAGTCTTTGAGTAAAATCTCTTTCAATAGGCTTACCCATGATTTTTACCTCCTAAATTACATAATGATTTTTTGCTTCTGTGGTAGCCGAGTTGCTTCCAAAAGTAATCTTTTCAGCATTCTCGACATCCGCTGTCTTTGTGTTGTCTTTATTACTGCCAGCAGTACCGCCGCCTGGATTAGTAGAATTGTTTGCAATCTCCTGTTCTTTTGCCTGTGCCGCCGCAGTTTCTTTGTCAGAAATAATTTTTCCAAGAGCGTCAAAATCAAAGCTGCCATCATCCTTAACAACCTGTGTCGCCTGTTCAGCAGTGATTTTAAATTTTTCCGCTGCGATTGTGCGCTGTAAAGATAAGGACTGCGCCTTTTCAAGTTCTGCAATACGATTCTGTGCTTTTTCAAGTTCCTTTGCGGTCTTTTCCTGTTCTGAAAGATTCTGGTCTTTTAAGGTATTAAATTCCTTTTCAATCCCCTGTAATCTTTCCAGTTCCGCATTATTCTTTGTTGCCTTTGCATTTGCAGACTGGATATCCTTACTGTTTTCTGCAATGATCTTTTCTACCTGTTCATCAGTCAGACCCATTGCTGTTAAATCTTCTCTTTTCATGATTACCTCCGTTATGTCCTACGAATTTTTATACGGTGCAACGACACCGATTGACATTGCCGATTTTTACGCTCACGACATTGCGAATTTTATAAAATAAAAGCAACCGCCGATTATTCCTCGGTAGTTGCCTTATTCTGCTGATTGTTTAATTTTTCCATAACTTCCTGGGCTTTCTTTTCTTCTGCTTCGACATTATCAATGGTCTTCCACAATACATTAAAGTAAGGTTTAGAAAGCATGTATGTTTTTTCTGCATCTCCCCAAAGTCCAACTGTTTTTACAGCAACAAGTGGGTGTATGCCTGCCTGTAATAACTGATATAAGGTCTGTGCCTTAGTATACATGTTATCCTGTGGACTATGGTTTATTTGTACTTCAAAATCCCTCATAGAAAGACCTAAATCATGGTCTTTTATGCGGATAACGTTTAAAACCAGCTTTGCAAGGCGTTTTTCTGCCGATTTTACAAGAGGGTCTTTTAGCTTCGCTCTGGATTTTGAAAAATCCCATCCGTTTCTAAGTTGCACCGCCCCTTGTGTATCGCCGCCTGTATTGCTCTGTTTATTTGGAATTGCCAAAATAGATAAGGCATTATCAATCAAATCTTCTTTAGCAACCTGACATTGCGTCTGGTCCAATTCCTGCGTCATTACATCAACGTCACTCTTGTTATCCTTGTTAATGGATTTTACTACAAGAGCGTGGTTCATTTTCATTTTTTGAAATTCTTCTTCGTCAATCTCACAATTTACGAATTTTATCCACGCCTGCACAAATTGCTCTATGCCGTCCATTCTGTTAGACTGCATATTGTTTACTGCGTCCATTATATCTATTACCAATTCGATATCTGATAATCTGGATGGGTTATTTGGGTATTCCACTATAGGAATACTTCCAAAGGCGTGTACTTTCCAGTCCTTCACATTTCTATTTACAATCTTGCATTCATGGGAATCTGTGTAGCATTGTTTATACCAGTTTCCCTCAATATCTTTCAATTCCTGCACTGCAAGAATCGGCTCTCTCGTTGAACGGTTGTAAATAATAAAAGTGTTCATAGGGCTGGGCGCTACAATTCTGAATGGGATATCTCCATTTGCAAACTGCACAGCTTTAAATGATGTTCCAGTTGCCGACTGCCACTCTCCAGCTTCTATATCTTTTTCCTGCTTATTAGCATCCACCAGATAATCATTTAATTCATCAACTGCATTGTTGGTTTCATCATCATCCTTGCGACTGATATACTGGACAGGCTCGCCATATGTCTGACCGACCTTAAACTGCACCCATTCGTAAGCGTGGTTCTCGCATATTTTATTGATAATATCCTCGTTGGATATCTTTACACGGTATCTGATAGGCTGGTCACCTTTGTAATAATTCCAAAGGTACTCTATAGCCATTTTGTTGAAGTAAAAAACTCCTATGCACTGACCAATGACTTTTACAATGTTGTCTTGTGTGATAGTCTCAACATCTGTATATGCAATTTTTCGACCATAACATCCCTTGACCAATTCTTGAAAAGTCCTGTTGTTCATAAATGCTCCTTATACAAAACAAACGCCGCTAGAAGTGGCTCTCTGTGGTAATCTCTTTGCTTCTGTTTCCCCTGTATCATAGTGGTATATGATTCTCTTTTCACATTTGCGGCACTTACAGATTGTATTTGTCTGTGACCGCATATCATGCCTACCTACCGTTCTATGACATATAGGGCAGTATATTGTTTTTGATTCTGTCAAAATAAATCCCCCTTTTATGCATTAAAAAAGCACCGTTATGAAAACGATGCCTTTTGAGAGAGGTGTGAAAACTTATTGATTTGGTCTTTAACCATTTTAATAATACCACGCTGTATATAGGACATTCTAGGACAACATCATAATCCAATATACTGTTCACCATATTTTTTTTCAAATTCCTTTAATGCCCTGCCATGAAGCCTTGTAATATTGCGAAAAGAATAGTTCATTTCCGTTGCGATTACTTCAAAAGTCTTTTTCTCAATATATCTGGCAAACAGAATATTATATACATTTTCATCATCCATGCTGTCAATTTGACTTATGATTACATTTTTCTTTTCAACGTAACCGTCTATCATTCTATCCAGTTCTTTTTCCATTTCATCTATTTTGGAAAATGTAACTCCCATTCTGTCTGGATCAGGGGAAGTTTTTACACGTTCATCATTCTGTATAGCAGTAACATTGCACGTCATTTCCCTTAATTGCTGTATTTCCACCAACTTATTATTAATCATCCTGTTAAGTCTGCTTATTTGATTAAGATATTCTCTTGTCTGCATCATTAATACCTCCTAAATGGGTTGTGGACTGCTTCGGCTTTTGCTGATACTCCTGTACGCATTTCATTTTCAAATAATGCTAAAGAGTCTGGTGCATCATCATGTTTTACTTTTCCGCTACGTGTCATAGTGGTAAGTTCTTTCATGAATTTGTAATACTGACTTTGCCTGTCCATTTTCTTAAAATCTCTGAAATAATAATCACGGATGATATTATCTCTAGCGTTTTCCATTCTGGTTATCTTGTTAGCACAGTTGAATTTATATCTTGCGCTGCATCTGCCACCCTGCTTATTTACAATCTCCATTACATCACGACCGAAGTATTCTCCTGCGCTGTTGCTCTCAAATGTAACTGTTTTGACATTGTGCTTAATCAGCATGTTTGCACATTCTGGCTTGGTAAACTGTGTTCCTGCGTTGTCAAATACAACGTCTACTATGTAAACCTCATTTCCGTACACATAGCCAATCGGCATTGAACAACTGTCTTCTCCCTTATCTGCGCTATCACAAGCCGCCATAATTGCATCTGGTTCACGATCAATAGGTAATTCTTCAAAGTAATTAAGTTCATTCTCTGCAAACATACGCCCTTTTGCTTCAAATGGTTCTTGTTGAAACTCTGCCGCCCACGTTTCTTCCGAAACAAGTTTTCTTTCCTTTTGGTAATAAACGGTTGTGAATATCTTCCGCAATCCCTTTTTATCTTTTCGATAAATCTCCCAATTGCTTTCATCTGTGATTGGGTCAAGTGCCGGAATCGCAACTTCTTTCCATCTCCACTCCAATTCATCAGCTTTATTTTGCAAAGCTGTAATTGGGTCATACAAGCTGTATTTTGTACCTTGGATAATAATAGGTGTACCCTCTAATCTACGTCCAAGAACATCATCCGTAACCTTTTCGCAAAGGAACTCCAATCGGTCACGATTTCTTGCTTCTTCATGGTTTTTTACACAGTCATCAATGTATACAAGAACATTTGCTTCGGTACATCCTACGATTGCACCATCAATCGGGCGGCATGTAAATGTCGGGAAGATATTTTTGCTTTTAAGGTCGATTGATAGATTTTCAGCACTTTTGTAATCTTTTTCTCCTATTTTCTTTGCTTCTGGAAATACACTTAAAAATCGTTGATAAGTACTTTCTGTCTCAAATCCTTGTAACAATCCACCGTAGAATCTCTTAACAAGTCCTTCTCCTTTACCAACACCAAATATACTTCCATCTGGGTCACGACCGCCCATCATCATACCAAGTCGCAATCCACCTGTAGTTTTCCCAGTACGTTTAGGTTGAGAAACAGACAGAAAATCAAGTTTTCCGTCATATATTTCTTGGTAAGCACCAACAACTGGCTGTAATACTCTCTTTCTTGGAAAATAAAATCTTTTCCACGGATCCTTTTCATCAATTTCAATGTAATAAAAAAAGCTGTCTACCAGATATGCGGATTCAAGTCTTAATACCTCATAGTAATTATTTAAGACTGTAATTTCGGTGTTATTATCTCCGCAGTATATTTCTAAGTCGCCAATATGACCGCCGCCTGTGCTTTCCGCAACTATGTTGTCTATTAAGTTTTTTGTTTTCTTGGAAATTTCCAGTGAGAATGGTATGTCTTTGTCATTATACATACCCCACTGTATAGAATTGACATAGGCTTTTATTACTTCTTCGGATTCCCCATTTTTAACAATGTTATGGATTCCTTTTCGCTCTATGTAATTGTCATTACCTTTTAACTGGTTTATTAAATCCTTACTTGCCAAAAAGGACACCTCCGCATAGCAGAAGTGTCTTGACCTCTGCCTATAACTGTTTTAGGGTAGCGACTAACTCCATTTGTTAGCCGGTAAAATTTTGTTAGAATGTTGGCATTCCTTCATTGCAAACCGGATGCAATTTGTTTATAAGTGCATTATAATCATCAATTACATACCTTACCGGAATCGTATATGCTTTAATGCCATATTTATTTGCTGTTTCCATTTCAATGCAACAGCCGTTCCAATCGTAGCTCTCACATATTCCCATGAATACATCAGCCTGTGCCAGCTTCTTAATGCTTTCTCCTAAATACCATACAGCTTCTTTGCTGTCTTTAGGTGGGTTATCTTCAATGTAGCTTTCGATAAGCTCTAACTCTTCGCCCTCGTATATTTCAGCAATCTTTTTCATCTTCTGAATACTTGCTTTGATTTCTTCCTCTGTTCTGCCTTTCATCGGCACGCTTACAAATAATTTTTTCATAAAAATTCCTTTCCGCTGATAATCAGCAATCAAACATTTACTAATTTATCTGCATACCTTACCATTTCAATTCGTGTTCCGTTTTCGTCTCTTGTACTAATACAAACATACTTGTCATCATGGCTTATCATATCTGTAAGTCTAATTTCTGTTTCATCATCTTTAAAATTGTAGCATTTTCGCATTTCTTCAATGCAATTGTTCATTTCTGATATTTTCATAATCTCGCCCCCTCAACAATTTATTTTTATACCTTCTGTCAATATAGCGGTTTTATCCTCATCCAGAATTGCATTTCCGTTTTCATCCGTTTTATTCCATCGTGCATCAACTTTAATCATTGGACTTTGGTTTGAATGACCGATAAAATGCAACTCCATGTCCATGCAGTTTACTTTTTTACCGTCAATAAACACTTGCGCAGTTTCGCCATTTGATTTTATCATAATTTTCTCTTCTGCCGACTCAAATGGTTCACATTTATACATAGATTTCCAAGAATCTTCATACCACCTATCCATCTCTCCAATAACGGAATTTGCATAATATGTAGGCTTGCTCATAGTTTTTGTTCGACTGCATAATACATCTTGATAATTTTCAATGATAAATTCACAATCATAGCCATTGTATCCATAATCTTTATAAAACCGATAAAACGATTTCAGGTTTTTAATAAATTTAATCAGTGTTTTCATTCCTCATAAACTCCTCAAAATCTTCCATACACTTAGGGCACAAGTCGTATGTGACATTTAAAATACCATTCTTTGTAACAGAATTTCCACACAGTATTCCTTTTTTTTAATTTCAGCACCACACCTGTCGCAAGTGCGCCATTCTTTTTGATGTTTCATTTTCTCAATCATCTTTCTTATATTCTTCGATAAACTTCGTAATCCCATTAAACGGTATATCCTCTGATGATTGTGGCATATGGCGTACTATATCATCAATATTTTTCCACCGCTTTATGTTTGCAAGAATCATTGTAGATACAGGATTCTCTAACATAAACATGGAATATCCGACTGTGAATCTGTCTCTTTGAACCATTTTAGCAGAATCAATGGCATGGAAACGAATTTCTATATGTTTGGTATCTATGATATTCTTTCTAAAATCAAAGAACACGCAACCTGGAATATTCGAGTCTGTTATTCGAGCTTCTAACTCTTTCATTGCCAGTAATTCTCGACTGCAAGTATCTGTAATAATCAAAATGTTGTCTTTCATTATTTCCTCTCATTCTTCGACAGTCTCAAATCAATTGTTGCACCACATTCACATTTTATTTTTGTACCGAATATAATTTCTTCATGATACTTTCCACAGTTTGAACACGTAAAGTCAACACTGTAAAGTCTGTTTTTTGTAGACATATATCCCATACAGCCAAGTGGCTCTGCTTCTATCGTGTTTTTCATTCTTCCACCAGCTTTCTACATTTCCGATATATCCTTTATTTCACCATTCGGCAGTTTTACCTTAACTTCGCTCGCAACTACTGTTATCGTGATTTCTTTTGCTACATCTTCTTGGTAAATATTTGATATATTGTTAATCATTGTCGCTCCTTTTACAATTTCTCCATCAAGTGATAATGTAATAAATTTTCCACTTGAGTTGTCAAGTAATGCTTCTTTAACCATCTTCCGCCAGCTTTCTAAACACCATTCATAAACATATTTCCAAAATGCGAATCATTTAGTGCTTTTTCTAATTCGTCTTTGTACCGAAATGGACTTAAAGGGCTTTTTATTTCTTCCCTCAATATAGGTGACATATTGTCTATCAAGATACCTTGTGTAGCACTTGCAAGATTTTGCGGTGGCAAATCTGCTAAAGCGCATAACTCCATTCTTTTATGGTCACATTTTTCAGATTTTGGGCAACTTTTACATTTTTCTGCTAATTTGCTTAAAGGTTCTGCCATCACTACACCAACTTTCTACCGTACATAGGGCAAAAATTAACTTTTATATATCCAAGGCAACCGCTATCTCCTGTGTCGATCAACAAACCAAATCCATTTTCGTCTTTGAAAATAAAATCTCCACCAGCGTATCTTTTTTCATAATATTCATCATTATTCATTGCTATGTTTTTGCAAAATTCACACATATTACACCTCAATACCGTATTCTTTAAAATAGTTTGCAATATTTTCTGGGATTTCTACACCCATTTCCTTTGCTTTTTTAAGTGATTCTATTTCTTCATCAGTTGGCGCATTTGCAAGTCTGAACCATTCGTCTGCGTCAATCATCCTATTTTTCAAAGCATTATCAAAATCTGTTACGTCATAGTGTGCTTTAATGCATTTATCTTTAGGATAAACAACATGTGTTTTTGTATCTCCAGTACATGTGCAATCCAATCCAGAACTTAATTTTCCACATCTTTCTTTAAATTCGCATGTATCGCACTCTGTGTCTTTTTCAACATATTTCTTTGGTTTGTATTCCTTAAAATCCTTACATTCAAAATCTAAATCTGTATCATTTCCCTTTTCACAATCATAAATTGGATGTTCGTATCCTGTTTCTTCGTCAAAAATATAATCCTCATAACAGTATTTACATTTTGAACAATCTTTCATGTCTCTCTCCTATCTGTGCAGTTTCCCTAGGCGGTTCGGACTCCAAACAACACCTGCGGTACTTGCAAAAATCAGAATGGCAGGAATCGAACCTGCGACCGCCTGTATATAAGACAGGTGCTCTAACCGACTGCGCTACATTCTGCTGCGTTAGGTTCCAGTTTTTTACTTGCTCCACACCTAACTAAGTGCAAGTTTTTGTTAGTCAGAGGTTCATCAAAACCACTCTAGGGGATTCATTTGCCGCAAAACTGCGCATTTTCACGGTTTACAAAGAATCAGCAATAACATTACATGATCATAAAATTGTACACAAGACGAATTGAAATGATATTAACAATTCTTCGCACTTCTCATAAACTGCTACGCTGATGCACCAGCGCAAACTTCCAAAGTGCCCCTTGCTACCCACTGGCTATTGCTGTCACAGTGTCGCTTATCTCCGCAAGTGTAGTTTTTTAAGATACCTCAAAGCAAACTATTGATATCTCTTAGCAGATACGGCAATTACTTGAATTACCGATAGTGGCACAGGGAATCGAACCCTGTCAGCCCAAACCATGCCAACCGCTTTCAAATCTGCAATTTCTAATCACGGAAGTGTTTGCTGTTTCCAATTATACCACTACCATCCATAAGTCTCCCATCGACCGGAACTATTGCAGTAGCACCCGACTAAGTGGAGATAAGGAATTGATGTGGTGAGGATTTGAACCTCACATGATTGATTTCTGAAAGCTGCTTGTTGCTAATTACGGACAATCTCCGCTTATTACTCGGCAAACATGCTATCAATCAGTTTCTTTGCTTGCGTTTACCCATTCCGCCACACATCTACCACTTGCGTAGTAACTATTTAAGCTATTGCCACTAAGTAAAGGGGAATCCGACTGTAACGGTCATATCTGCGTAAGCTATGGTTTGGAGTTTCGCCAAGTCAAGTGTTGTGGGATTTCACTCGACCGATACCAGTCGGACGGTCTCTCACCGCCCTTAACAGTAGTCCTAACTGGTGTAGAGGAGATTACATACCTATCTCGGAAGAAAAGGTAGATTGTGTGTGCGTCCTGTCCAAAATGCTGAAAACAGGACAACGGTAACGGTAGGAGTCGAACCTACATAACCGTTTGAGTACGTTACCTAACCTTGTTTTACAAAAAGTAGTCTTGTATGAATTATCAAAAAATGAAATTCTATTGAAAAATTCTTTTCTTTGTATACCATGTTATCTATAAAAATCCGAATTGTAGGTATAATCATTATTTCATTTTTGAAAATACAAAAATCTTTTCTTTCTAACCGATACATAACAAGTCTACCTTTCTGCCAGTTCTATGTATTTCCCGAGATACCATCATTTTCTCTCTTATCCCTGTGTTCAAATTGGCATTCCAGCATCTTTGATATGTTCTGTCGGTCACATTTAATGCCGTGCCCCTGTCGGAACAATTCGCATTCTAAGACTTGACCGCATCTGGAACACTCGTCTGTAATTTGCTTGCCGAAGATTAACATGGCTATGACTCCTTACCTGATTTGTAAATAATTGTTATTAAAATCCGATTTTATATCATAAAGTATTAAATATTTTATCTATTGGGTTATTATTGTTTTTCACAAGCAAATATTCCTCTATTGGTAGTACAGTCCCGTTATTTTTCTTTTTTTGATTCCCATAAGTCATCATATTCTCCTACGTAATGCTTTTCTGTTAACCCATCTCTAAATACTATTTCAGATAGCGTTTCTCCCTTGTGATTTCTAATATCAGCTCTTTTCTGTGTTAACAAATCAACTTTATTTTTGTAAGTCTTTATGTTGTTTGACTTTAAAAATTCCTTAAAGAAAGCAGAGTCTGTCATTTTTGTTTTTTCACCTAGATTAAGTAAATTATGGCATTCTTTTCTTCCTATCTTTCCCTTTAGATAATCCCATAAAATTATCTCGTAGTTTTTTGGAAGTTCTTTTCTGTGCCTGCCCTTATTGTATGATTTTACTTGCCTTACAAGGCTTGCGTTATGTACGCATTTATGACAGCTTACGCAAAGAGGAACAATATTACTAATTTTATTTGTACCGCCAAATATGAGAGGCACAATATGATGATATTCAATATATTGTTTACTCCCGCAATTACAACATTCGTTTCCAAGTTTTTCTTTGAGTTCTTTTTTAAATGTTTTTCTATTAAACTCCGTTTTTAATTTTTTGTAATTTTCTGGTCTCTCAATGTTTTCATTCATTTTTTCAGTTCCTCTAACAGGCTTTTTTGTTTTTAAAAAAATTTTTCATACTTAGAGGCGGTCAGTCTGCTTGTTTTATAAACCCCCTCCCCCCCCAGTTTCAAAAATCATACAAAAAATCAACTATTCGCAAAACCATTGTTTTGTAAACAATTAACATATGTTCGATAAAACCTTGAAACCCTTATAAGTACTGTATTCTAGCTGTTTTCCTTATCTTCCAGCACTGCATTGTTGCCCTGTATTTGTCCAATAGTGCCATTAATTGCGCCGAGATGCTGCAACTCTGTTAATGATATAGTTGTATCAGATGCCTTTTCCCTGCTAACGCCTGGTAGATTCCATCCATGTTTTTTATTAAGTGACGGTAATACTTTCATTGGATTTATACGCTTGTCATGTAACATAGCTTCTAACGATTGCTCGTTATCGTCCATAATTTTTTTGTGCAAGTCGAATCGGGTGTTACTCGATTTCCAATTATAGATAGTCTGCTTATCTATCCCTGTCATATCTATAAATCCCTTAAGAGTAACCTCTTGACAATGATTATTACATATCCTCTTGTATATATAATTATATATATATAATACCTTATCCTGATTATATTGATTATATGGACTAGGTATATCTTTAAGCAGTATAGTATTATCCTTAAAGACATTTATGTAAATCTCATCTATGATGTCGTTCCATATCTGTGGGGGTATATCATGCTCTTCCAGATCATTGGCTGCGCAATATCCGGTTATAATATCTTTAACGATGCTTATACAGTTAGACTGGTCTATAGCTTTAATATCTGCCATGTTTACACCTCCTTTGGGTAAAAATAAAAGCAATTAATAAAACTACTAGGATTAACTAATAGTCTATTAATTGCTTTATGAGCCGACGTATGGCTTGTAATCTTTAAATAAATCTTAATCGTGTATAGCTCTCGTATGAGCTTATATACATAATAAAACACATTTTATAAAAATGCAATAGGTTTTTTAAAAAAATTATCCAGTAGGTAAACGGTTAATATATCCGCAAATGGAAATTTAAACCGATAATAAAAATCTGTCTTTAAATCCAAAATTTAAAACTGTTTTGCACTTAACAGGAAATTTTTTGTTGTCTCGCGCGTATACGCGATATATAACCTATACTAACCTTACCTAACCTATACTAACCTACGTATACAAAATGTATACAAAATGGAAACAACGGGTAAAATTTGGAAATATTTTAATGTCTAAAACGGTGGTTTGTCTGGTAGTTTTATGTCGGTTAGTGTTGGCTCTTGCTCTACATGCTTAATAATACATGTCTTCCTTGCGTTTATCTCTTCCTGTAGCTTCAGTAATCGCATACGGTTGTCTGTTTCCTCCTCTTCTGTCGGCACATGCTTCTTAAATGCCCTAGAATTAATTTTAATATCGTTGTCGATAATTTTATCGTCAAATTCATTTTCATTTGTCCTAGACGATTCTGTGACGTTTGAGAGGCATTCTGATGTATTTGGTAAATCAAAATTATTATGTAAATCTTTATCTATTAAATCTTGTATATACTGGCTTATAGATTTACCTGTCTTATTAATTATTTGCGCTTTAGTGCCTTTTGCTAATCTAATTTGCAAGATATCATATTTTGCACGGTAGTTGTCGTTTGCTCTTTTCTGGTAATCTTTCATGTTTTCCTCTCTTTCTTGCGATATAACAAGAGATATCGCATACTATATATGCATACTATATATGCATGTTATATATAACTATTATATCGCATGTTATTGTATAATGCAAACAAAAAGCACCCTGTCGGATGCTTTAACTGATAACTTGCTGTTTTGCTCTATCCATTTCCACAATCATTCTTTTTATTCTCTTTTCTTCCTTGTGCAAAGCTTCTATTTGCTTTTTTGTGGCTTGCGTAAGGATTTTGCTTACATTGCACTTGTTTTTTACAAGGCACATGTTTCTTATCGCTTCATCCATCGTATCGCCACGGCTCAAAAGCTCATCTTTGCTATAATGCCCCATGATATATGTAACATCATAGCCATCTATCGCAACTGCTGTTATTTTCTGCGGCGTTGTTCCGTGCCCTTTAAATAACTTGTAATAGTTTCCGTATAGTTCTATCACTGTTATCCATCCTCTCTCTTATTCTTCCGTTCCTATTTAATTTTGAATATCATTTCTGTTATCAAATCAATTAAATCACCCTCGTAATCATCCGGGTTCGTTTCTGTCTCTATTTCATAAAGTCTGAAATATTCAAGCCTTTTCTTCTCTTCTTTTGTCAAGTGGTTTAGACAAATTTCGTAATGTCTAACCGCTTCTTCTTTGTTTTCAAAGACTGTTACATCGTAGTTCTCCTCAAATACATAATATTTCTTTTTCATGTTTTCTTCTCCTTCTAATTTTAAATTTCTATTGACTAATCAAACCAATTATAATATTATATATACATAGCTTTGCTATTGCGTAGCATCCATGATGTGCTACACAGTCGTTTCCGTCAACGGGGAAATGTTGGATTGAAACAATATTTTTTAGAAATTGGTACAGACTAATCTGTACCTTTTTCTATTCCATGCATCCGTCTTTTAAAAATTTGAATCCGGCTGGATTTTCTTCTATCAGTCCTTCATCTTCCAAAAACTCTAAACATTTGCTGTAGAAATAATTCAAGTTTTCTTCCCATGTTCCTATCATCCACTTGGAATGAGTAATTTTAAATTCAGCAAATACATTATATTCTGGATATTTTTTATCAGAAAAGTTAATAGGGTCTGAATAAATGTTACCAGAACTTACAAAAGCATATATTTTTGTAGTTGTCTTACTTTCTTTTTTGATATCCTTGTCTAAATCAATTACATATTTCTTCATGTTTCATTCTCCTCTCTTATTCTTCCTCATCCTGTGTCATGGAATCCCATGCTACAGGGTTTCCATCTTCATCCCACTCTGTTTCCAGCTCTCCACCATCTAACAGGATGGCAAGCTCTTCTTCCGTATAATCCTCGCTGCTTTTCACAGCGTTGTTTTTATAAAGACACCCATCCTTGTAGGTGTCAACGGAAAAGAAATTTTTCATAGTTTCCGTCTCCTCTCTATCTACTTATTTCCTGTTCCTTGACTATAATATAGCATATTAGTGCTTAATTGTCAACGCTTAATTAGTGCTTAATTAAAATTATTTTTTCATTTTGTCCATTCTTGCCAGTTCTTCTAATATTAACTGTCTCGCAAATGCGCTTGTTTTTAATCCATATGCATTTATTCTGTCTACTGTGCCTTGCGGTAATATTATGTTTATTCTGTCTCTGCTTTCCATACATTTTTTTACTGCTTGCCTGTTTTTTAGTGCTTTTTCATTTTCCGTTACTGACATGCTTCAAACCTCCTTTGCATTGTTATAACTACATTATATATATTAGTGCTTAAATAGTCAATAACTTTTTAGTGCTTAATAATGATGCACAATTTCTGATATAATATTAGTGCTTAATTTTGTGTGTTTTGTCAATATACATTAGTGCTTAATTTATGTATAATACAAGTATCAAATGAAACACAGAAAGAGAGGACGACAACATGAGAATAGTAAAAATTGAAAACAACAAAATTTATAGCACTTCTACACTTTGTGAAAAAACTGATATTTTTGAAATCGTGGAAAAAATTCCTGTCGGCTTTTTCGTATGGAATATCGGTGAAAACATGGGAACGCATGAATATATTCCGGTTTGCGAAGACTTGCACCCAGAATACAAAGACAATTACGAGATCAACACGGCAACACTTAAAGCCGTAAAAGTTGCACCGGACGAATGGAAAAAACTTGATAAAGCGGCATCTTGGGGCATTGGAAACCTTAAGCAAGCAGAAAAAGCCCTAAAGAGCAAACGCCACGGCTACACGTCCGACAGAAAAAGAGCTGCCGCAGAACTCACAATTGAAATTTTCCGCAGAATTTGCGAATAGTCGAAACCGCCAAAAGGCGGTCTGTAGGAACTGCCCCACCTGCACTGATGAGACAGGGCGCATAATGAAAGGATGGTTGATTATATGACATTATATGATTTATACATGGGAGCCAACAACAATACAATGTTTGTTAGCTGGAGAATTTACGGTGAAAAAAATAAATTGATTTGTCCTGATTACGGGAGCAAAAAGACAAATGAGCTTGATAATTTAATAGTTAAAAACTATATGTGGAGCAAAAACAGGGAATTTATAAAAGTATATGTACATTCTAGGTAATCCGTGGCGGTATATCGGGGTTCGATTCCCCGACTTGCTTTTACCCGATAGGGAATAAAAATGATATGGAGGATAAAAAATGAGTGTATTAGCAAATGAAGAAAAGGAAGTTTACAGTGCATACGGCATGACAGTATATTGCGTGGAAAATGAAAACATATGGTTGAAAAACCATGATACAGTGTATACTGCTATCAGAATTGAAAAAGCGGGAGAAGATATAGTTGATATTGGTCTGGATATTAACTATATAGACAAGCGTAATTTTGAAAAATCAATAGATAATTTCCTGTGGTGGATTAATGAGGATAAGCCTGGGAAAAGCTATACAGAAAGTGCCGTGTATGCGTGGCTCGCAGAATGTAATACTTTCCTGAACTATCGCATAGAATCACGTAAGAAATACGGTAACAAGTCAATCTACAGCCCCATGTAATAGTGGGGCTTTTGCCATATAAGGAGGTGGGCGAATGACAGCAAAAGACTTTTATTTGTACCATAAATCACTTTTTGATAACTGGATTTATGGGGATATCGTGCAAGTATGGGATGATGCAGGGGGCAACACTTGCATCAAATACCAGTCTGGAAACTGGTTTCACTACAAAGTCGCAAATGATCATATAGTGTTTTGGTAAGGGTGGGAAATTTCCATCCTTTTTCCAGCACCATGTTACCGTACAGTGCTATGTGTGCGTTATCCGTTCATGTAGCCGTATGCAGCAACCGTACCTTGACAAGAACATAAAATAGGCGTAGAGTGTTTATAACTATATCCGTGCTATAATTTACCCTGTTAGGTTTAAAATGTCTTACAGGGGCTTACAGTGCGTTCTGCTGCCATATCCGTTATGTGTCTATGATGTACAGACACCAGATACACGCACTTTAGCATTGTAAAGTTTTGCATTCATTTTCTGGTCGCAATCTTGCAAATATTGCACATAAATCTGGTCCCGTTTCTGATCTGGTTTTTCCAGTCCAAAAACCACCCCAGGGGGGCATCAAAATTTTTCCGAATGTTTCGGAAAATCCGAACAAAATTTTGCTTCAAAACCGTTTTGAAAATCCCAGTCAGAAAAACACCCCAGGGGCGGTCAAATTTGTTTCAGAATATTTTTTTCTCATAGAGATTTTTAGGTACACATCTTTTTTCAACATTTTTCTGTGGAAATTTGAAATTTCTTTGCAAAAATCAATCTTAAATTGCATTAGTACGCAAAAACCGCCAAGGTGTTATCCTGTGGCGGTCTATTATTATGCACAATAACTCATGGCGTATTTTTTGACTATGCTCTCAAATATTGCTTTAAGTTGTGGCTTTTCAAAGATAATTGCTATCTTCGTTGTTTCATTCTTGATGGCTGTTTTTGTATTACCAGCCTTTTCCATACGTGCCTGTTTATTATCCTGCAATCTTTTCAGACTGCAATGTGCCGTGGTTTCCAGTTCTCCGTATAGCTGGCTATATAATGTTTGATATTCGATACCACTCTTGATTGATATTTCCCTAACCCTTGAATTAATTTCAGTTTTCCAGTCTCCAATAGGTTGTGCAAATATCTCTTTCATGTTATCAACTGTCTGCTCAACCTTTGCTATCTGTTCTGCCTGTCGCTTCTGCTCTATTTCCTGTCTTGCCTGTGTTTCAATCAGAGCAAATAAGGATTGTAACTGTGGTGATAATTGTGTCCTGTCAATTGCTGACTGTTTTACACGTTCTTCTACCGTGGTAAAATACTCTCTTGCCTGTTCTGCTTTCTCACTGTTTCCTCTTACAGATAGCTTCTTAGCAAAATGAGACGTTAAGCGATAATCAGTAGTAGGATTAGGATTGAAATTGCGTTCGTCATTGAGTACGAACGCCCAATAATCCTCGTTTTCAGTAGCAAACTCATTTTCGATAATGTTTGTTTTACACCACTTGGAATAATTACTTGGGTTAAGCTCCAAAAATGCATATAATTTCTTTGCTGTGGTCATTCCCTGTTCATCAATATCAAGTGCAATCTCAATAGGTGTCCTCATGTCCATGTTTTGAATATTATTCATACTGTTTTCTCCTTATTTAGTTGAAAACCCAAAAAAGAAATGATACAATACAAATAACAAATCCCTTTTGGGTTTGGTTAAGAGTAATCGATCCGACTGTCAATCAAGCCGATTACTCTTTTTCATTTTCTGCCAGAAATCTTAATGCTTTTCTGATTACTGCTCCTTTTTGCATATTGTGTTTCTTACAGTAGCTGTTAATAATGTTTCTTGTTTCCTCATCAGTTCTGAAACTTGTTACTGTAATTTCTCCAGCTCCGATTTTCTTCATGTTCTCACCGCCTTTCCATATCTGTATTATACAATAAATAATACAATTGTTCTAGGCGTATAGGTGTCCTTTTATGTGCATATTTTAGCACATTTAAGTGGCTTTATAGTGGATAACTGTATTATTATCCACAAATGTAAATCTGTTCAAAATATCATCAGCCACAGCAAACACATCACGCCCATATGTGGCAAGAAAATCTGCAATTATTTCTTCCGTTTCTATCGGTATATGTAAACCATGTGCAAAGGAAAATACATGGCATAATTCATGGCACAATACCTTGTCCAGCATAGCACCATGTACGTTCCTGTTGACGTATACTGTCTTATCATTGTTATCTGTCACAGCAAGGCTCATAGTGCCGTTACTGCGCTGTAATTCCGCGTCATTCGCACCTACAAATAATAATTCCCATGTCTGACCGTTTACCGTAAAATACATAAAATCAACTCCTATCCAAAAACCGCCAGCTTTTTACGGTTGGCGGTTTCTTTTACACTATTATAATTTTCCACTTTCCTTTAAGGATTTTTCGGCACATTCCAAATATTTGTCTGCGCACTCTGATAATTCAGGGAAGTAACTAATCATGTCCATGGAATATCTTGGTGGATATCCCTTTTCCTGTTCATAGATAGCGGCGGCTTCATCAAGGTCGTATTCTTCTCCAACAAACAACAGGATTCTATGATACAACTGTGATTTTTTACCGTGTATTGCCTGGACTATCCTTTCAATCCTGCGCTGATTCCTTGCATACCATGTAGGTGTCTTTGGCACAGGTGTCATGCTGACATGATAGTTGCAATCCTCTATCTTTGGTTCTGCTGTTTCCATCTGATTCTTGACCGCAAAGTAAGAGTTTACCAGTTGACGCTGTACTTCCCATGCTAAATCATCCGTAAAAACTTTTACTATCATGAGATATCCGCTTTCTGTAAAGAGATATGTTTTCATATTGGGATTTCCGACTATTTTTTCGTTGGGGGAATATCGTTCCCCTAACTCTTTTCTCGTAATTTCAAAGTAATCCGTTCCAAGTATAAAATGACTCTTATGCTTTTGAAATGACTTCTTTGCCGTATCGGATTTTTTATGATGAACCCTGTCAATATCTTTCATAGTGACAACTCTCATACCGTTATATTCTTTGATTGCCATTTCTGTATTTTCAATCTTTACAAGTTCTGCCATATCAGTTCCCCCTATTATTCTTCATCAAGACAACATTTCATATCATTGTAGAGTATTTCATCAGCAATTTTCCTTAGTTGTGGGAAATAAGATATAACCTCTGAATTATTCCACGGTAACCTATCATTCAATGCTATAAACTTTTTCCTTGCGCTGTCAAAATTGTAGTACTCATTAATGCCCTCTAATATACGGTGCATATACTCCCTTTTTGTCATGTCAAACTTATCTCTGACATAATTAATCTTTGATTTTCTGGTGGAGTACCAATCAGTTTCCCTTTCAAGTAGCAGATTTTCTGGGATTTTTCCAAGTGTGTTGTTCTGTTCCTGCTGTACTTGCTTTAAAGCATCTTCCATTTCGTGGAAACGCTTAATGTATTTTGCTGTGAACAAAACTCCTTTTTCTCCTGTAAATTTGTTTGCTAAAAATTCACAGCCCATCTTAGTTACTTCGTAACAAGGTCTTGTCTCTCCTTTGTCATCAACATAAGAATTTTTAATGAAAAATTCAACCGGCTCCATTTGGTGCTCGTCTAAAATTTCTATATATCCCTTAATGTGTTTCCCTTTTTCTGTTCTCCCCTCTAATTTTCTTAAAAGGTTTTTATGTTGCATTCCCATCATATCTGCAATATCTAAAGTAGATATTGTGTATTCTTCGTTGCTAACTGTGATTTCTTTATTCATAAATGCGCCCCCATTAAACAAATGGAATATAAGTTCCGTCCATTATGCCAATAGCCAGTTTCATACCTTCAACCGCATAAAATCTGTTAGAATCAACAGCATTGTCAATAAACTCTTGCTCTATTGTCTCGTAAAGTTCATGGCTTAAAATTCCTTTTAGCTTATCAAGAGTAGGCTTAAAAAATTCCATATACTTGTCTGTCATTTTTCTTTCTTCAAACTGTCCTTCATAAACGATTTCTAAAAATTTGTCCATTATTAAAACCTCACTTTCAAAATAATACTTGTGTGAGATTCCCTTATGTGATAGAATATTTCACATGAGAGATATCTCACTTGGATAGAACGTTGTACAGATTTCCTGTCGTGCCAACGTTCTATTTTTTTATTTCAGCATAAACCTTTTTTATCCCAGTCATCACAATATCGTATTGAGTTTTGTTTGACTCTTCACAACATTTTTCAAGAAGCGCTTTATCTTCTTTTGTTGCTCTAATTTTTATTTGCTCTGATTTGGGATTTTCTATTTTGGGTCTGCCTGTCCTTGGTGACATTTTTCTCACCTCTCTTTCTGTGTACACATTTAGTATATTACAGTGTACACACTAAGTCAAGTACTATTTCAAAATTTTCTAGCCATTATTTTATTTTCAAGGTTCTAATCAAAAAGGCTAGAGTTATTCGCCCTAGCCTTTGCCTTTACATCTTAGCCGCGAGTGTGGTAATCCTTGTCTTTGCCATTTGCCGCTCTTCTGGTATCATATACGGCAGCAACTCTGTCAAATCCTCGGATAATTCTTTCAGATAGCTTTCCAAGCTGTGCATATTGGCTTCTTTGTCCTGTGGGGTAGTTCCTTTATGCATTTCCTTTGTCTCCATGTAACCTTTACGCATCATGCCAGCTTTGCCCTCTCTGCTGTCTCTCATGCCACCGTCTTTGCGCATGGGTTCTGTCTCGGTATAGTACATACGTCCTCTTGATGCCCTGTCAAGGTCACGCATACGCTCACGTTCAGACATGGAATCCCAGTCCTGTAAATCTTCCCTATTCATCATGTGCATATATGGCGGTTCTTCATAGCCACGTCTGCCAACGTAACTACCTTTGCCTTTAGGTGCATATCTCCCAGTAGTCTTATAACGGTAATCGTCATAAAATCTGCGGTCAAGCATTCCCAGTACATCTTCAACGTCAGATTCTTCCATGATGTTTGTCAATGTACGGTAATACATGGCTTCCGCAAGGTCTTTAAGCATATCCGTTACTTTTCCCATCTCATCCGTATTCACGTTCTCAATGCCTTTTTCAAATTCGGACTTTGCACATTCAGACAGTTTTTCAATCATATCATGCATTCTCTTGATATCCATAATATACGCCCCCTTATGCTTCCCTTGTTGCAATTAAGTTGCTATTCTGCACCTGTATTGTCTGTGCAGACGTATTTTCAACAGATACTGTGCTACAGCATCCCTTTGGAACATCAATGTATGCCTGTGCGCTGACGTTAAAAAGATTCTCGACAGCCGCGGGGCTAACTATCATTCTTGTTGACTGCAATGGTTCTCCGTCTACAGAAATAGCAAGTGATATGGCATCCACTGTACCGCCTGTTGGTATCTGTATATTACCCGAATATCCCACAAGATATCTTGCCCTGCACTGATTTGTGATTCCTCTTAATTTAATGATTCCACTGCCCTGCCTATGGACAATGCAATTTGTACCGTTTACCGCTGTTTCTGTAAAAGCTACATCCTGTCCAGCTTCTACCGTTTGTAATGCAATTGCTGTAATTTCCATAAAATTTACCTCCATAAAATTGAAAAGGGCAGACTATACTGCCTGCCCTTTAGTTTCCTGTAACACTGCTATACGCAGACATAATCTTTGATTAAGTTACCGATATTCTGTTGTTAGCATCCACAGCCTGTATTGCATCCACATCCGTTGTATGCGTAACCGTAGAGGTTAGATGCAGGGAATGCTGGTACAGGTGTCGGTCTTACAGCATCAATAATCTGGTTTGTCTGTGCGCTCATGGCTGAAGTCAGAAGTGCGTTCTGTCTATCCTGTGAAGCAGCTCTTCTCAAATCGTTATTCTCTGCCTGTAAGGATGCGATCTTGTCATTCGTCAGGAAGTCCAGAATTGCTCTTGTTCCTGCCTGCTGGCTGTCGATAATGTCTCTTGTATTGCTATTCATTGTGTTCTGTAAAGCACAGGTGTTAGTTGCTAAATTGTAATTAACTCCCTGGATAGCTTCACGGGTTTCACAGCAACAGTTAGCAAGCTGTGCCTGCAAAGCATTTGTATTCTGCATATTAGCAACCGTATCAGCGTTGATAGCCTGCTGGATGCCGTAGCCGGTCTGTAAAATGTTTGTGTTGATGCCATTCATGCCGGTTTGCACTGCATAAAATCCGTCACAAAGTCCGTTTGTAATGCCATCAAGTTTTGACACAACCGCCTGATTATCAAATCCTCTCTGTAAGTCAGCCTGTGTAACTGCACTTGTTGAGTATGGTGTCGCTCCACCATTATTGCCATTTCCCCAGCCACCGAAGCCGCCGCCCCAGCCACCGAAAATTGCAAAAATTACAACTATAAACCAAAGCCATCCACCGTCAGCCCAGTTACCGTTGCCATTTCCGTTGCCATCAATGTTCGCCACAAGCGGAACGGATGCACAATTGTTTGAAAACATACTTTTTACCTCCATTAAATTTATTTCTAATCTTGCAAGAATTAGCTGTTATAAATGAAACTGTTTTTTAATTTGGTTCATTGCTTCATCAGGATTCAATCCCTTTTCTTTGCACAGATTCCTAGCCATCTGCTCAATGCCCTTGGTGTCTCCGTTCTGCGCCATCTGCATAGCGTTCTTGGCTATTGGATTCTGCATTATCTGACTATTACCCATAAGCTGTTGTACTATCTGCTGTGGGTTTCCACTTTTCATCATCTGCATTAACTGCATTGGATTGAACATACTTACTCATCCTTTCTCTGTGACTGTGAAGTTTTTCTTTGAGATTGCAAAGATTTTTCTAACTGCCCTAGCCTGTCAGATATTTCATCAAACTTGCTCATAATACCCTCTGTAGCTTCGTCAGAAAGCTCACATTTCAATTTTTCTGTATCGGTCGGTACATTCTTAGGCTCATTGTCCAAAACAGGCTTATAAGTAACTGTGCGGATTGTACCGTCTGCATTCCAGCTCTTGGCGTATACTTCTGACAAGTCCTGCTTTGGGAAAAACGCAACACTACCGTCCATAGGTACATCATTTGCTGTTATCTGACTCATCTCCGCAATTATTTTCCCGTTAATGCCCTGCACAATCTGATTCTGCTGGTATGTATTTGGCATATTCTGCTGATAATCTATTGTTCTGTTTTGCACCTGTGCCAGTGGGTTATAATACTGCGGATAACCCTGCTGGTTCTGCTGTAGGTAATATGGATTCACATACGGTTGCATATTGGTTCTCCTTTTTCAACTTTTCAGTCTCATATAATATGTTTGTATCATCATAAGATAGGTATTTAGTGATCTGTTCCTGCTGATTGCATATTCTCATTAACATCTTTTAATACTTCCTGTATCGCATGGGTCATGGCTACTTGGTAGATTGTCGGTATCGCCTGTACATCTTCCCTAGCACATAACTTTTCTATGATTTCGTCCGTTTCAATATTCATGGGTTATTCCTCCCTTTGTAATTATCATAAAACAAAAAGAGCCATTAATAGCGACTAATAATTGCCACTATAATGACTCAAAAGTGTAGTAAATATGCGCATTAGCACTAACCCAATACCATAGGTATGGCGTTACGTTACTGATAATAAAAGTTTCCTATATTAGCAGTAACAATATTCCATTGGATAGCATTATGTATGTGCTAAAAATCTTTCAATCTTATTTCAATATTTCCATTGCTAATTACGATTTTTTCAATTATACTTTTTAGTAACATATTTTTTTGTTTCTTGTCGATATCAGCCCAGATATCGGCAAGATTTTTTATATTCTCAAATACTTTCTTTCTGACATTATCAGTCTCTATGGCAGATTCTTTTACGATATCCTGTTTCAGTTCTTCGATTGTCTGCTCAATCTCCTTTATCATACCAATAACATCATCATTGCCCTCTGCATATAGTCCGTACAATCTCTTTCGCTTAGACTGCTCTTTCTCTAACTGTGATTGCAAAATTTCAAGTTTGGATTCTTTCTGTCTCGGCTTGTATTCGGATATATTTGCTGATATTTGCAGGATTTCTTTCTCTACAGCATTTTCAATGTCAGAAGCCCATTCAAGCGTGTTGTTGCAGTTTGGGTTATGGTTAGGCAAGTATGTCAAACTACTATCACGAGAACAGCATAAAATCTTATGTTTTCCATGAGTCCATTTCTGATACCTCATAGCGCATCCACACACACCGCAATAGCATAAGCCTGTAAGAAGGTTAGTTTGTAAGTTGTTGCAATTTACCCTCTTTTTGCTCCTGGTTCTTCTGAACTGTTGTGCTTTTTCAAAGGTTTCTTTATCAAAAATAGGTTCATGCAATCCTTGATATAGTTTACCCTTATAAGGTATCATTCCAATATTCACAGGGCTTGTAAGTACCTGTTTTGTAACAAACTCGCTCTTAAATCCCAACATATCCTTAATTTTAACATCAGAATACCCTTGCAAGAATAAGTCCATAGCCCTGTTAGCCTGTTCTTTTCTCTCTGGAATCGGTATAAGCGTTCCTGTTTCCTTGCTGTAGTTATAGCAGTAAGGTGTATTGCCACCGCCCATCCAGTAACCTTTTTTGACACGCTCCAACATACCGCCACGCATACGCAATAACATTGTATTCTTGTCCAGTTGTGCAAATACCGCCATCATCTGTGTATAAGCCTGCTCCATAGGATTATCATAGCTGATACTGTCATGTACACACTTAAATTCTACGTTGTTCTTTAAAAACACACGTTCAATCAGATAGATACCGTCCACCATGCTACGTGATATTCTATCCAGCTTGAAAGCAACAACATAGCCTACACGCTTACGATCACAGTCTGATACAAGCCGTTGCAATTCTGGTCTGTCCATATTTGCGCCTGTATACCCATCATCAATGTACCAATCTGTAATTATCAGTTCATTTTTTCTGCAATAGTTTTCAATATCTCTCCTTTGGCTGTCTAATCCGTTTCCCTCTTCTGCCTGTTTCTCTGTAGAAACACGCATATATGCGACACATTCCATCCTTATTCCTCCATCAGATATAAAAGAATGCGCCATATTCACTACATGACGCATTCTACACTATTATCAATTTTTCGTCAATTAATCAGCTCCGCAATCAGTTTCAAAACCTCTGACGGCAAAACTACATCTTCTGGATTAATTTCTTTCCCATTCTGTGTAAGCACAACTGTCATATAGTCAAACCTCCGATTCTATTTATTTTTGATTTTATTTTTTCAATTCTTCGGCTAACTGTGCGATTACACGCATTTGTCTTTTGTGCTATTTCTGTAATAGTTTTTCCTTTTGTCAGCATTTTAAACACTACCAGCTCATCTTCTGTAAAATTTGCGTTTTCGATGATGCTTTCAAGTTCTGGTCTTGTAAGCTGTGAAAAACGCACTTATTAGTTCACTCCTTTTCTATTTTATTTTTTTGCACATTCATTACAGTAAAATGCATCCTCAATTCCATAATAAACGCCATTTTGATAACTGCCTTTAATGCAACGTATTTTTCCGTACTGACCTCTATGCTATGTCAGAATGTATTTACCACACTTCTTGCAATTAATATCCTGTTTTTCTGATTCCATAAAATTATCTCCTAAATCTCAGTTTAGTTTAAATCCTCATCATAATAAAAACAGTCTCCGTCGCACGTTTCACACCCAATCGGGCATTGTTCTATATCATTTGGATTTCTTTTTTCATCATCTGCTTTACAGTATCCAATCGAGCAAAGCACTTCTACACCGTCTTGCAATAATATCATTCTTATACCTCCGCTAAATCCTTAGTTTAGTTCATCGAGACTTTCCTGCAATTCTTTGTAGTAATTGATTTGATCAATGCAATGATTATCTAATGTATCAATCATTTCTCTCTTGGCATCTTCTAGTGTTTCTGCTTCCATTGACTCCATATGACCATCAATTACTGACTGCCATCCTATCTCTTTACAACAGTAAACAATACTGCCTATTGTAATGCTGCCATAAAAAGCGACTATATCAAATTGCCTTTCCCAGTTATCCTGTTCTGGATTAACTTCTTTCCATTCCATTGTACACATACTTTCACCTCAAATTCTTACCAAAGTGGTACTCCTATATTGGATGTAATATCTTCGCAATCATCACAATTATCGCATTCACCGTCACAGCCTACATTGTCAATATCTTCCTCGTCCATATCGGAGCACCACATATTCATTACTTTGCACCATTTCATAGTTGTCTTACTCCTTGTCTAAATCCTTATTCCTGTGTTTTTAACACATTCAAGATACCAACTACTGCTTTATCCCAGAATACATTTACAAAATCCTCAACAGTGCAAATCGTGTCTCCGTCCCAATCTACGATAGTGGCATCATCTACTTGGCATAATTCACACCCAGATTCTTTCAACACTTCGTTTGCACATTCTGTCACAACCGTCTGCGTATCGGCATAGTCACAGCCTCTGTTTAAAATATCCTCAAGTTCTTCTATTGTTTTCTTTGATATTTTCGCCATTCTTCTACCTCCGCTAAATCCTTATTTAGTCTAATACTCACTATCGCATCTGCTTTCAATCACCATACCAACAATCAGAACAATCACCGTCAGTACAGCTTTCCATGCATCACTCATTTTTAATTCCCTCCCAGTCGATTCTCTGACCGCAATTTTCACAATACTTCTTTTTCCTCTGGTCATGAATCCTGCCATGTACAATAATTCTTTCTCCAACAACCGATTTGCATTTAGGACAACGCCAGAAATTACTTTCAGTCTGTTTTATTTCTCCATGCCCATCTGAATAATCAATAGCCATACAACCTTTTTCATACATACTTAAAATTGGCTTCTTTCTGCTCTGCTTCTCTCTTGCTTCCAACAGGGATTTAAAGGTAAATTCCTGTTTTACGCATTCATCCTCAAACTGTATATATTCCCTAATATGGTCTACTGTCAGATTTCGCTTAGATAATTCAGATTCAAGTTCTTTATACTTCTTGGCTGTTTCAAGTGCCTGTATTGCCATATCTAATGCTTCGTTCAAAATATAATAACCGCTTGTATGCTTGTTATCTTTTATTGCCTTGATTGCTTCATTCTCTGTCATTCATTCCACCGCCTTTCACAATCTCGATTGCTTTACAAATAACTCCTCTAATCCCAAATTCCTCGATATCATATCTTCTTTTTAGTTCTTCCAACTGTTCCACAACCTTGTCCACATCATAAGCCGTCGGATATTCTTCTAGTAAATACAATACTGCATTTGTATTCACTAAAGTTCCATTGCTTAAAGTAACCGATTTTAAATCTTTCTTTAGTGCATCTGCATCAATCAGTCTCATTATTTTTCATCTCCTATTACCCTCCAAATACGCCGTTGCATCTTCATGTCCTGCCAGTCTAAGCGCATTAATGATACCTGTTACCTTGTCCACATTTCCGACTCTTGCATACTTCTTGAAAGCGTTCTTGAATGTTCCTGACTGTTCAAATAAACAATGGACTTTCATTCTAAATCTACCAAAAGGAAACCTCGGTTTTATGTGCGCACAACCTATTCCTTTCTTTGATTTTTAGTTAGTTACCGTGGTTTTCTTCCTGTATGAAAATACTCGTCATAAGCGTCAACTGTATCGCGTATTTCAACCATAGCCATATCAAGTGTTACATCTTTTTTATCCAAGGCTCTTTCTGCATAATCTTTAATTCTCATCATTAAAGCCTGTGCCATTACTATCTTTGCATTGTCACTCACTCTGAATCACTCGCTTTCTTATCATTAACAATCTTTATTTTTCTGCCACAAGCATTGCAGTAAATATCAATGCCTGTCGCACAACTAAGCCTTATTCTTCCACATCCTGTATTGTAAATAGGCATTCCATGTGGTGTATCAACAATCTTCCATTCACAGCATTTATTTTCTTCTGTCTCTGCAATTTCAATGGCAAAATCAAGTATTTGTTCGTATTCCGCATAGTCATTTTCTTTGTATGCTTTCTGTAAATCTCTTAATTTGTCTGCGATTACACCCATTAACATCACCAACTTTCAATAAATCCATAAACACTAAGATTTGTTCGTCTCATTCTTACCTCTCTTTCTGACCGCCCATGCCGTACATTCGGTTGGCTCACAACCTCTGCATTTTCCAACCTTATACACGTAATCACATTTGTAGCTGTACCAACAGGTAAATCATTCAGATTCATGTTATTCCCAAGCCTTTCTCTATCTTGCCATAATCGTAATTATTTTGCTCTTTATGATTAAAGCTGTTCCTGTTATAAGCAGTCTTTTTCTCTTTCTTCTTGGAATCCTGTATGCACCTTGTAACCATTTTAGATTCATCGAACGTGTATGCCTTATTCTTTTTCAAGCCCAACATAGATTTTTCATCCGTGTAATCAGTCGGCACGTATCGGTCAGATTGTATGTAGTTATGCATCTTCCAGTGCTTTATCACTATGATTCCGCTGTCGAATGTCAGTACAAATGACTTAGCAATCAACAGTTTAAAATCATCATCAGAAGCACCGCACATCCGTTGAATCTTCTTTGGATTGTTCACAAATCCGTCATCATCCGCATTCATGCAAAAGTGAAAGTATAACATTTGTGTACTACTTGGCATTTCCAAAAACGCATCACTTTCTGTTATCTTCTTCGTGAACATTCTTCGCTCTGCCGTGCTAATCACTTCCTTGCTTCAAGTTCTTTGTCTTAATTATTTCAAAAGGTCTGGATTGTCAAATATGTTGCCGATAACCTCAATTTCAAAACTCTTAAAGCTCCATAAATCCCACTTTGCACCGATTGAAAATACATCTGTTTTGACGCAAATCCAGGAGAACTGATAATAGTTATTCTGCCAAAAAGCTTTATAAAGATTTCCGTGTCCATCTTTTACAATATCATTCTCCCAAATCAGCTTACCGTTCTTGTCTTTTAAGCCTGCGCATTGGCAGATAGTGGATGGGTCTACTTTGTACCATCCGTCTGTCTCTCCACTAGAATAAAACATTGTGTTAGGTTCAAATATTATGTGGATTTCTTCACAATTCGTAAACACATCTAAGCCTTTTACATAATATCCTTGCACCCATTCTCCGTTATCAATCCTCTTTGCCTTGAATAAGTATCTATCTTCCATATTCTCTCCTACTCTAATACCTTGATATTTCTATCTTGCTATTCAATATGGTATTAAGTTCATTGCTAAGTAAATCAAACTCACGCTTCACTAATGATTGCGCTTCATTTATCGCAGCTATTACAGATGTACTGTTTAATTTTCTATCCACAATACCTAGTGTTTGACAATTCATGTATAATGTTTCCCCGCAACCGCATAGTGTGTGAACACATATATATAATCTTTTGTTGTCACCTCTGTAGATAGTTCCTGTTTCAACTGGCTCTCCATATTTTGCATTGCTTATGTATTTCATATTTTCTCCTATTCTGCTTCTGATTGAAGCCATTTCTCTATTTCTGTTACCGAACACATTGCAATTCCGTTCCTAATAGTCTTAACGCTACCCTCTTCATAAGTTTCTATTGAACATATAAAATCAAGCAACTCTTCATCCGACATGTTCCTTATCCTGTCGGCATTTGTCTGCTTGCTATCACATCTGCGACAAGGCTCATTATCTCTTAAATCGCTGTTGTGCTGGCAGTTACAAGTGTGCGCCTTTTCTTTTGTAGCTAAGTCAAGGTAATATTTCAAATCTTTTATCAAACTAATAGTTCCGTAAAGTTGTTTTATCTCAAGCATTTCAACAACTTCCGATATTCTTCTATCAAAGTCACGTTCGCTTACGCTTTTAAGAAATTTATCCATTTTCTCCTCCTCTCAATTCTTTCAGTTTTGCTTCGGATTCGTATTTGTTCAAAAATACCGACTTGCCGATTTCACTTTCTGCAAAACTTCCTGTGATACTTCCGCTCGAGTTTTCATAATAGAATACGACTTCTTTTGTTGTAACAGGTTCACAAATGTATTCTTCGCATTCACCAAATGAAAAGGCTGTTATTGTATATGAACAAGGTCTGCCACAGTCATTATCCCATATTGTATCTCCCACCTTGCAAGGCAACTTGATAAGTCTGCCCTGCTCCTCTAAATTCTCATAATCAGCAAGTTTTTTAACCATATCTTCAACAATTCCGCAATTGCAACCGCTGGTAATGCATCCAATGCAATACGTGCTATATGGAATTGTTACTCCTGCGCAAGAATTTTCTCCATATTTTCTGTTTGTTAATCTCTCCATTACTGCTCCTTTCTGCCATTTAATTGCTCTCCTCATATGTATTTTCAGAAATCAAAGTCATAAACTTCTCATACTGCTTTTCAGAAACTTTGTTACCCTGTTTCTCTGGCTTTAAACGGATTTCAAGGTGCTTTTCTGCAATACTGGATAATTCCCTTGCAAGATTGATTTTTCCTTGTCTAATGCCGTCACGATAGCCTTTAGTAGGTCTGTATTCATCAATCTTGGCTTTTCCCTCTCCCTGGCTACCGCTTGTCTTGTTACGCAACTGATAGCCATAATCGGCATAGGCTTTAATATAGTGCTGTTCCTGTTTATCCAATTCTGATATTGGGAAATTAAGAAACCCAATCTTCCAACCGTAAGGATTTTCAATCGAATATAGTCCATGTTTTTTGAGTGATAAATCTATATGCTGATACCCTACAAGGTGTCCTGCTAATCTCTGCAAAATATGTACTGCCTGCCCGATATAAGCATATCGAAAGCCGTTTTCATCAGTTCTTGTCAAGAAATAGATACCGCTTTCATCCGTAAGGCTAGGGTTTACTTCCAGTAACCGTTTACGGTTCTTTAATTCTATTGCTTTTGCCTGCCGTATGTTTTGATAACTCACTCTTTATCACTCCTATCATTAAAAGTATCATTGAAAATGCTTCTTCTTTTTGGTAAAAGTATCGAGGTACTCTTTACTTTATTATAAAAATCACCATACATTTTGAAGTAATCCCACCTATCAGCATATGCGTCCCACTTGCTTAAACCACCCATTCCTACTTGCGTTTTTCCTGCAAGTATGCAAGATGGAATAATTACAGTTCTTTCAATATCGCACTCATAATCAAGGCAATAGAAAACAAAAATATCACATGTAGGCTCTCTCTTTTCAAGATTAAAAGAATGATACGGAAAAGATGAATTTTTAGGTTTTATTTTCTTTGAAGACTTTACATCAACCTTTATGTTTCCATTTGTAAGTAAGTCATAAGGATATTTAACATCTGTATGAACACTTGCAAATCCTGTTTTTTCAAATATGTCATCAATAGCAAATTCTTCATAAAAATTCCCGAAATCAGATTCATTTGATGCTATTTCCAAATTTAGCAATGAAGCATAATATCTGCTTCCTCCGCTTTTTGAAACTTTATTTGATAATGCCATATCACCATAGAAATCCATCATTTCTGATTTTGTTGGAAAGTGGTCTAACTTTAATGTATTTACAATATTCATAATTGCATTTTCAACATCTCCGTCTTCCCACTTTCTTCCATGCGCATAACCCATGAAATCACCTCACAATCAATTAAATGGAAGACCTTCTGAAATTTCATCTGGAATATTCATCCAAGAATTATCAGAAGACTGCTGATTGCTTTCCTGCACATTGTCCTGGCTGCTCTTACTTTCTGCAAACTCGATTGATTCAACCATACAGTCGTTTGTATAAACAGTGTTACCGTCTTTGTTCTTATAGCTTCCAGTCTGCCATCTGCCATGAACTTCAAACTTTACGCCTTTTCTTCCGTACTTTTCCACAAATTCAGCCATTTTTCCAAATGCTGTACAGTTGATAAAATCTGCATTTGCCTGTCCGTCCTGTTTGAATCTGCGATTTACTGCAAGGCAGAATTTTGCAAATGGCTTATCTGCCGCATACCTTACTTCTGGCTCTCTTGTCATTCTTCCTGATATATCTACACTGTTCATTGTATGTCTCCTTTCTCTACTGCTTCTAACTGTTCTCTTAACCATTTCACCTGTTTTTCTACATCAGATATTTTTTTATTAATTGTTTCAGTGAAAATACTTCTAGCAAGAAAATCATCTTTTTTAAGCAATATAACAGTGTCCCCCATTCGTTTACCAATATATTCTTTACTTATTTGTCTGTAATAAAAATCTCTAGGGCGTACATGCAGCAAATAAGTCTTGGGCTTCTCGTCAGCTTCACACTCTTCAAACTGAATAAATAGTTTACCATTATATGGTTCTTTCAGTGTATAAAAATACAATTTCATTGATTTAATCCCTCACTTTCTTCTAAAACGGACATTCATCCGCATTTCTAAGTTCCCATTCCATACCGTCCTGTGCAACGCTAACATTTGCGCTAGGAACGATTTTCTTAATCTCTGCAATAATTCTATCCTTATCGCAAGTTTCTTTCGCTGTGTGGCATAATATGACGTTCTGCAATGCATCTGACTTATTTGTTTCTACAATCCCCTTGCAAGTTTCCAGTTCGCAATGCCCCAGAATCTTATGTTCGTAATTTGGGATATCCATGTCCACCATATCCGCTATGTAGTTGCACTCAATCAGCATGTGATCTACCGCCTGTTTCCTAAAACTGTAATGGCAATACTCCATGTCTGTCATGTATAATAGCTTCTGTCCGTCTACCTTGATGTAAAATCCGTAATTGGTAGTTCCGTTATGTGGCGACTTGAAACACTGGATTGTGAAACTACCGTATTTCTGCATCTTCGGATTTTCTTCTTCATATGGTTTCCATACTGGGATTCCCATTTTCTCTATTGCGTCTGCGCTTTTGCTGTGGTCTTTATGGATGTGTGAAACCGCACACCCGACCACATTTCTGATATTCCAGTCCAGTCCTCTCTTGATATCCATAATCGGCACACCACAATCAAGAATAAGGGATTTACCGTTGGAATCTGCTAGTATGTAGCAGTTGCCTTGTGAACCACTGGAAATACATTTAAGTTTCGTTTTAACTACACCTCGATTTCATCATCCTGTGGGAACTGAAAAACAGCATTGTTAATGTAGTCTACTTTTGACGGTTGATCTTCTGCTCGCACCACAATACCGCATTTCTTTAATGTTTCAAATGTCTTTGCCACATTTTCTGAAACATCAACATTCTGCATTACGATAGGCATACCGATATATGTCTCTCTAAGCATTTCCATAGCTTTCTTTGCTTTTTCCTCGGTGGAATATTCTGCAAGTCTTCTGTATGACGCTTCGCTATAATCACAAACTATGTGATAAATATTACGGTACTCATCTTTTATAACACATACTGAATAACGCTCGTATGGAACATCCGATGTTCCTTCCTGTGAAATTAATCTCATACCCTATTCCTCCATAAAACTAGGTGTTTCTTCCACCTCTGTTGCATCTGTGTCAATTGCTTCTGTTTCTTCGGGGAAGTCTACTGTGTTGGCGTTCTCTGCGATATCTTCCTGTGCCAACTGATAAACTTTGTCCATTTCAATCTGCGCCTGTCTTGCCATAGGGTCATAATTCTTAGGATATTTACGTGTTGCATTGTTACACATCTTCCTCTGAATCATGCTTTCTGGCGTATCAAGCCATGCACCGCTGATATACGGTCTGGCTACTTCACACTGCAACATATCATCCACTGTCGCACACGCTCTTAAAGCATCTAAGATTTCATTTTTCTTAGCCTTGATTTCCTCTTTCTGCTTCGGAGTTGCCTTGTATCTATCCTCACAGATACCAAACGTGGCATTTATCATGTTTTGCTTGACGTGTGCTAAAAGGTTGACCTTAACACTGTCTCTGTCTGCCATAAGGTATGTTACTGTTCCGTCTGTCAGTTTTACAGGATATACAACTCTTACAGCCTTACTTGACAATCCTTTTTCTTCCCATTTCGGGGGCGTAACTTCCAGACCTTTATGCTTGGGTGGTATATATTCGTCTCCTTCTTTTATGACCCAGAACGGATAAACCTTGTCAACGTCTTTTCCATAGTTGGAAAGTAATGAGTCATAGCCTGTTCCCTCAATACCCATTTCAACGACCTTTACCCACTCATTTCCCTGCTTAACGCTTCGTAACTGGAAGTAACACTCTCTCGGATATGCGCTCGCATTCAGTTTAAGGCTTGCACACTGCTCTACAATCTGTCTAAGGTTGCTTGTATCAATGCTCCTCATGTCTGCCTTATCATCATTCTTAACAAGTGTATAAATGCTTGTCATAGCTTCCATTGCGCATTTTTTTGCGTAATCATCAAATTTTACCCCGCACGCTTCATAATCTCTTGCAATAAGTCCTGTGATTTCATTCGACCACTGGCTTAATGATGTTGTAAATGCTTTTTTTTCTGCTAATGCCTGCTTTGTATCTGCCATAATTATTCCTCACTTTCCTCAATGACTTTTAATTCATTTTCCAGTTTATCTAATTTCCTTTTTGTATTTTCAATTCTATCCTTTTCTCTGTTCTTAAACATTTCTTTTGCATGCTCAAAACTAGGTTCTTTAAAAGCTACAACATTTGAGTTATAACTGATAAAATGTCCTATATCATCTTTTTTTAATCTGCTTATGTAACCTGGAAATTTACTGCCATTAATGGGTACATAAGTTTTTGGCTTTTCTTCTACTTCACATTCTGTACACAATATTCCTTTAGGCTTTTCATTGTAGCCCTCAGTGTCTAATTCATAAAAATAAAGTTTCATATTATCCCTCCACAATCTCTAATTTTTCATTTTCATTGACAATCAGCATAATCAACTGTGAATCAACCATTTCAGCAACCTTTGCCTGGTTATCATCGTCAAGTGACTCCGAATCATCAAGGAACACTGGTGTGCTGATTCCACACATTTTCTGAATCGAATTGCAGATATCCACTCTTCCTAAAATCCTGTTGCCCTTGTTGCTCATGGTCGTAAGAATAGATTTACCCTCTACAGTAGGTATGCAAACAGATTTATAATTACCGTTCTTAGCTGTGTCAAACAACTGCCATTTAACTAATGAAAAATGACTATTGACCGCATCTGTCAAGGCTTCATTCTTTGCTCTGTCTAACTGGTCTAACAGTGCAAGTATTTTCTCTGCATCCGTTTTCGCCTGTTCCAAGTCTGTTTTCTGATTTCTAAGTTCTTCCAGTCTTGTTTCATCAGATTCCGTATTTGTAGAAGCTATTTTCTTTTCAACTTCTGCTAACTGCGCTCTGATTTCAGATTCTTCCAGTTTCAAAGATTTCTTGATATCTGACAGTGACGTTGACTGCTTCAATAATTCTTCCTTACGGACGATTTCAGCCTGTACAGACTTATAATCTTCTCTGTCGTGGATATCAACATACTGTGGGATAGACTCTAACTTTGTTGTCATTTCTGCGTATTCTTTATTTACAGTGTTCAAATTTTTGTTTAAATCAGATAACAACTGTTCTTTATCTTTTAATAACTGCTGTTCTTTTTCAATCTCTCCTTTAACCTTGAATCCGTCCGTCTCAATTTTACCGATTCTATCAGTTTTTGACTTTTCAAAGGTTTCCATGAGATTCTTAACATCTTCTTCCGGCAACTCTCTGTGACAGGTAGGGCATATAGCTGTATTTGAATCAAATTTCTCTGCCTTGACCGCTTTCCACGCATTCCACAGTCTTGTCTTTTCCTCTGTCAATTCTGCAATCTTCTTATTGCTGTTGGAAATTTCATTCTCTGCAAGCCTGATACTGGATTTCAGACTGTTAATTTCAACGCTCTTATTCATCATGGTTGCCCTAAGTTCTGCCCTTTGTACTTCTAACTCACTGTTAGCCGTATTCTGCATTTCAGAAAGCTTCATTTGTAACTGCATAATATCCTGTGTAGCCTTATCATACTCTGCCAATAAGTTTTCATTCCCATTCTGCTTGTAAAGGTTCTGTTCAAGCTGTTCCTGTAATGCATTTTTCTGTAAGACAAGTTCTGCTGTGTCAATGTCGGATTTAATCTGAATATCACGTTCTTTTTCCTTGATCTGACCGTCCAAAACAGGGATTTCCTTAGTAATCTTTGCCTTAGTAGCCTTGTTCATTGCAGATAATTCCTCTGCTGTGTACTTTTCCAGTAAACTAGCCAATTCAGATAAGTCCTCATTCCCCTGTGCAATATCCAAATCTGTGATAGCTCCAACCTGTGAGAACAAAAATTCTCTCATTTCAGACGGTTTCTTATCAAGAAATGCATTTATATTACTGCACATTTTCCATGTGGCAATGTCGATTTCAAAGTAATCATTGAAGTCTCTAAGAGTCTTTGGAACATCATTGATAAAATATTTGTTATCGTCCTTGTAACTGCTACCGTCTTTACTGTATGTACGTTTCTGCACTTTCTTAGCCGTAACTTCCTTACCTTCAATATCCAGTACTGCTGTGACTGCTGTGTCCATATCGTCTACGCTCTTGCCGTCAACTGTTCTTCTAACCACTGGATTGTCATTTAATTCATAGTCACAGTTGAAAAGCAGCCATGTGTAGGCATTCACAATACTGGACTTGCCCTTGCCATTCTTCCCCATAATTCTTGTCAGTTCCGAGAAATCAAATTCTGCCTGTGCATACATCATGAAATTTTCAAGAATCAGCTTCTTTAATCTAATTACCTTACACATCGTCAAACTCCTTTCCTTCTGATGAATCAAACAGTTTCTTTTCTTTCTCTTCCTGCTTGTTTGCTTCTTTATAAAATCCCATGATTCTTAATGCGGTCTTTACGTTGCAAAAGTCCGTATTAACGATATAGTCAACTGCCGCATCAACTCTACTTTCTAAAGCAACTAACTGCTCATACCGTTCCTGCGAAATAGTGACCGTATCGCAGGATTTACTTTTAATCAAATCTTCCACGTTCTCACTCCTAACTTCAATTCGTTCCCGGACAATTCGTAAACTGTCTTAGTCCGTCCGTCTTTCTCATACTGCCTTGACTGGAATCTTCCTTTTATAGTAACTGTCTTCCCTGTTGCTAAATTCTTTGCAAATAAGGCATTTACCGACCACACAATACACGGTATGCAATCCGTTTTTCTATTCTTCCTGAAAGATACCACTAGCAACTCTGCTATATATCTTCCACTTTGGGTCTGCCTGAACACTGGTTTTTTGAAGATAACACCTGTTATTTCTGTGTGGTTTCCATCTGCTTCAAATACCATTGATATAGATTCTACATGGACAAATAACTCTAAGTGCGTCCGTTTTCCGTCAAACACCTGTCTACTATGTATAGCACCTGTTATTTTATGTACTGTTCCGTTTTGAATCTGATTTGCAATCCTCTGTTCTGAGATACATGGAATAATATCTTCATATCCGCTTAGCCGTCTAACAATCATTTGAAAGCTGTAGAATCGGATTTTACCTACCGTGTGGCTGTATTTAGGTTTTTCATTCATTCTTCCGCATATCGTTATCCTGTTCATCTTCCAGCTCCCTTCTGATGTTGAATGCCAGTAAGGAAACAAAACCGCTGTTCGTTTTGAACTCACTCCCGATATACTTTTTGTAGGTAGGAGTTCTTGAGTCCGCAAGTTCTACTGTGCGTGTTACAACTTTATGAACTGAACCGCCTGTAATTCCATGTTCAGATGCAATTTCGTCATACATATCCTGTAGTTTCTTTGTCGGATTTATTATCTTTCCTACAGTCAGTTCCACGATATAGTAGAATCCACGCATACTGGGTTCTATTCCCATAGATATCAAGGCATTCTCAATTTTTCTTAGCCTGTTGTCCATAGCTATTCCTCTTCTACTTCAAATCCGACTACATGACCGTCATTAATCAAGACTCCAACACCTAAGTCCTCACACATTTTTTCTATTTCTGCAATTGTAAAATCTCCCATATCCATTTCCCTTTCTTCCTATTTAAAATAGCATTGCTTTTGTCAGTCCTCTTGAAGCCGATTTCTGAAACTGCTTCATATCCTCTATTACCTCTGATTCTTTTCTTCGGGAATCCTCTACAGCCTGTGCAATCAGCATTTCTGCTGTCTCCTCGTCAAAGTGCTGTTCAAATCTGAACCGTAGTGCTCTGATTATATTTGCAAGGTCAAGACACATTTCTGTATCTTTACCTATAAAATCCACTCTTGAATCATTTGATATAATCATGATTCCACCTCTTCTGCCAACTTAGCAAATTCCCATGTATATGTTGCACACGTTTCAGTGCTCCATGATGTTGCTCCGAAACCCCATGTATGAACTTTTCCATTTTCATATTTTGCAAAGTATCTATGACTCCATTCCTTATATTCATAACTCTTTACCAAAATCGGCGTATCGACTGCAACCTTACTCCAATCAACAGACTGTTCTTCATATTCTTTTTCTGCCCATTCTCTTAACAAAACTTCGCAAGCCTTATCCTTTCCATGGAAAAGGCAATCGAAACAGTTTGTTTCTGCACAAGCGCACGGATTTCCTGACGTCAAATTTACAGCAATACCACATCTTTTAAGAGCAATATCAATAATCTGTTCTGCAAACTTCTCTCTATTCTTCATTTCTCAAACCTCACTTTTCCAGTTTTATCAAAACATCTTTATTCAGCCAGTCAATGTCGGTAATAGAAACTTCCTCTTCGACTTCAACCTCGGCATAGATATTTTCCTTGTCTTTTGTCTCGACAATTTCTTTTACCAGTGCATCTGTCTCAATCCTTGCATCAAATATCACTTCCGCATCAGCAGGGAATCGAGTAAGCTGTTTGATTAAATCGTAAACTTTCATGATTCATCCCCAATGTGCTAATACGTTGATGATAATAGAGTATATTGATAAACCTATAGATATTCTGCATAATGTTTTAGTACTTATATTCTTCATTAATATCCCTCCTTTTTCTTATTTGAAAGCGCAGTACTCAATTTCATACTCTGAAACAATTTTTGTAAATATCTCACGTAATTTCTTATCTTCCTCAATTACATCCATGCGATTCAACTTATTAATTTCTGTTTTCGTGCATCCATTATCGGTCATGCGCTGTTTACGGTTTCTTAATCTGGTAGACAAATCGCATCCTGCTCTACGTTCCAATTCGCAATACATTTCTGTACGTAAAAGATTAAATGGTGTAGATGCACTTTTCTGAATACGATTAAATTTAACATTGATTTCATCACGCCAATTATCGAGAACAGGTTTTACTGCTTCTTTGATATGTTCAGTTGTCTCAATGGCTTTCTGTGCTGTTTCCTGTGCCTTGGCGATCTGTCTGTCTCTCTCCTTGTCAGCAAGTTCTTTTTGAACCATCTGATTAAGAAGTCCTTGCAATGCTTGCAATTCTGGAGATAACTGATTGTTGACGCTTTGATGTACATTGAAATAAGAAGAAACTAATTTTCTTTGTACTTCCCACGCCAAATCATCCGTGAATGACTTTACTAACATCAGATAACCCTGTTCGGTAATTAGTGCTTTGCTCATAAAATCCTTGTCAGATATAGGGAACATGCGGCTTGTACGAATTTCGTCCGCGCTTACAATGAAGTAATCTTCTCCCTCAACAAAGCGTGCTTTGTTCGTATTAAAATTTCTTTTCGCTGTTCCGTCCGGTCTTTCGTGAACCATGTCAATGTCCTTAAATGTAACTACTCTCTGACCCTTATATTCTTTTATGGAAATATCAGCATTTCCAATGTGAATTAATTCGTTCAATTCTTCTCCTTTCCTAAAAATAAAATTTTGTAAAATGCAGGAACAATTTTAACAAATTGTAAACCTACTATTCTTTACTTTCGGAAACCTCTTTTTTCGCAGAATTTTCTGCCATGTTCTCTACTTTTCCTAAGATATATCCCTTGTCGAAGTCTGACATTTTAGGAATAGCATCTTTTAACTTCTCAACAATCTGCTTTTCCTTTTCACTCATTCAATTCACTTCCTTTCCGTGGTATAATCACCTCAAAGGAGGTGATATTATTGGATAAAAATAGTTCTGAAACATTTCAAACATATGACTATGTTAGCTCTGGTACTTATGTTTGCTTGCAATGCGGAGGTCAAAGTCAAAAAGGAATCATAACCGTAAAGCAAGGAGAAATGTTACCAGAATGCAAGGAATGTGGTTATACTTACTGGATTAAGGTAATGTAAACCACCATTTTTCCTCTTCTTTAAGCGTCTGGTCTGTGATTTCGTAATCTTCATTGACCAGATGCTCTACAAGGAAAGTCTTTTCGTCGATTACTCCATTTTGACAAATTCTTGAAATATGCAAGTACTTCTTTCCATCTTTAGTGAATGGAATCAATATCATACTTTGCAAATATTTAATTTTTACAAAATGTCTAAATAGAAACTTTTTTATTCTTTTTATATCAATTCACCTCCTTCTGTTCTATTTCGTTTGCAATATTATGTTATCACATTAGTGATATTAAGTCAATATAAAATTATTGCATTTGTGATATTTTTATGATAATATAATTTCAAGGAGGTGATAAAGAAAAATGGAAAGCATAAACGAAAGAATGAAACAACTTAGAGCAGCATTGGATATGAATCAGACTGAATTTGGAGAAAAAATAGGTGTAGCGCAAACTTATCTTTCACAGATGGAAAAGGGAGACAGACCAGTAACCGATAAGATTTATAAAATTGTTTGTTTAGAAACATGGAACGGCAATAAAATTAATGAATCTTGGTTTAGAGATGGAATTGGAGAAATGTTTATTAAACCTAAAAAGTCCATTGAGATTGCACATTTATTAGGTGATGTTGAAAATATGGAAGATACTGATTTTAAGAAAAGACTTATATCAGCTCTTGCAAGACTTGATTCAGACGGTTGGGCTAAATTGGAACTACTAATTGACATGATTTCTGAGAAATAAAAAAAGACTAGGGCAATGCGCAAGCCCTAGTCTTTTTTGTCTGATGTCAATCTTTTCAGAAATTCGTATGCAATTTCTAAATAATTCAAATTTTCACATTTGTTTATAATTTCTGTTATTTTCCCTTTGTAATACTGTTTTTCATTAAAATTATCCCCTGCCATATCCTTGCCCTCTCTGCAACTATGTAACCCACTCATGCAACCATCCTCTCTATAATGTTTGTACTAATTATAGAATGTATGTTTGCATATGTCAACAAATAAATCAAACGTCTGTTTGCAATGTTTGGTAATTCGGGCGGCATGAAATGCCACTAACATACCGCCCAGACCAGAACTTGAAGAACCACATTATTGTGGACAAGTTTATTGTACGTCTATAAATACAAGGATTCAAGAAAATACGTTCGACAAATTTCGACAACACACTCTAAAAAAGTCGATATCGTGGCTTTTCTTCCCCGAATATCCAGTACCGCAAGTAATCGTCAAGGATAATTGCAATTGTTCCTACAATTATCCATAAAAGGCTGAATGGTAGGCATATCTGCCCTAACAGGTTAAATGGCATATTGCTGTAATCCCATACATTCCACCCTAACCATATATTTACGATAAGGCCGCACAGGAACTCTAACAGGGTGATAACCAAAGCTACCCTGACAGACTGTAAAACAAGTGGGCAATCCCAGTCTGTATATTCGTTCTGCTCTCCTGCATACAGGAAACAAAGACCGCCCAACAGGAACATTGTCCAATGGCTATGACCACGGTACAGCAGTTCAATTATTACGTAGAGAAAGCCACCTATCGCAAACAGGATAAGTGGCTTAATAATCTTACGCAATACCTTTACTTGCGTAGATATCCGCAAGCACTTCTGAACGGTATTCTTTAGGAATTGTCATGCCATAGGTTACATTCTGTACGGACGTTGAATCTTCCATTGAATTGATATAGATACGCAAATCTCTGAAATACGTAACAGCAAATGTCACAGCTTGCATAGCTGTTTCCGTAATCAATCCCATGTCAGTATTGGAATAATACTTACATGGTTCATTCACATCTGAAGTATGCCACGGTATCTGTGTTTCTCCCTGCGCAACCTTAGTCTGCAATCCCATAAGGCTTGTTTGGTCGTGATCTGTCAACGTAAAATGTTCAACTGTTCCGTTTGATAATGTAACATCAACACCGTTCTGTATTGATTCCTGCTGTGCAGTGTTCATTTCTGCAATCTTCTGCTCTTTCAGTTCGTCAAGTGTCGGTTCAACAGGCGTTGGCTGTGGCTGTTTCTTATAAACAGAACCATCATTAGAAAGCTGATATCCGTTATATTCTGCGGTTGTATCGTCATTCCTGTATACAGTATTATAGCTGTGGTAAGAATCACCGCCAATGTCCAGCTCTCCTTGTTCATCAAGGAACAAATCAAAACCGCTTTTATCTACGGTAACTGCATCATGGAATTTCAGTGTTACTACGTGTTCTGATTCTGGTACAACGGTACACTGAATTATTTTTTGGGAATCTAAAAATTTTAGGTATGCCATGTGCGATACCTCCTTTCTTTTATGAATTAAATAGTGTTTTAGGGAAATATAAAATTTTTAAAGGAATTACTACAGTTGCAGGTGATAATACTTTTTCATGTGGTTTTAAGCCCAAAATAATTATTGTTTGTTTACAAACACAAGTAATATATGTTAATACGGAAGAAGATACCAATAATCAATATTTGTATCCATTAATGACTTCAGACCCAAAGCCTACCACTTATAAACTCAACTATGGTACAAATAAAAACGGCTTGCTAGAAGAAATAACAGAAGACGGTTTTAAGTTCGGAATTTCGTCTTCAAGGAGTATTTTTATCGTAGCAAGGGGTTAATTCAATCCCATATCTAAAACAAAAATTAAATATTGAATTAGGTGGTAACACTACATAATTAATCTAATGATAGATGAACTCCATATATTTTTATAGGTATACAAGCTCCGTTATCTGTTGCATCTGTATAGCCATTTCCTAATGTAATTCCGTTATTATTTACTGAAATTGTACGTCCTCTACTTTTTGCGTTTGATGGATTATACAAGCCTCCAACACTTAAATATTGTGAGTTATCGTTTTTTGTTATATAAGCTCTTGTAAGTAAAGAATTCACAGATTTTGCTACATTAAATTCTATTATTACGCCATCATAATTAGTCAAATCTAAAGTGATTGTTTGACCTGGAAAATTACTGCTAGGATTATCATTAGTCCATAAAAGTTTTGCACCTAAATTACTACTTAATGCCTTAACTGCCAATGCCCCAGCAATATATCCAGACTGCGTATTTGCCTTGATTGTTTCTAAACTGTCAATGATTTTGCTTGCATCTGCCGCATTATTTACAGCTTCATTTGTAGCATTTATCTGTGCCGCTCCGAATGTGCTACCAACCTGTGTATATTCTGTCACATCTTCAAAACTGACTGTACCATCACTGTTCTGAATCATGTTGAATCTACGCTTGCCGTTCATGTTTTCTTTCAATATATCGTCCTTAAAATTGACAGGTAAATTTGCCTTTGCCATTATTTTATACCTCCCTTGTCTTGTCCTAATCTCATGGGCAATCTATACATTGTAGGTTCGGTCACTGTTTCCTTGACAGCAACAGATATTTTAAATGTTTCCTTTGTATTTACTGGATTCTTGGAAATTGTAACATTTGTTATTACTACGCCCATAAGCAACTCCTAGTCTGTAGCCTTAACGGTTACTGTAAATACTTCTCCTGTGCTTACTGGGTTAGGGATGATTTCTACAGAATTAATAACAGGTGCTTCTGTATCTAACGTCACAATCCTTGTAACACTGGAAGAAAGACCACCGTTATCTGTGGCAGTAATAACAATTGTATTCGCTCCCTCTGCAAGAGTAATTGTTGTGTTAAAATTACCGCTTGAATCTACTGTGACATTAGTAGCTGTACCGCCATTTATACTAACTGTAACTGATTTGACTCCTGCTGTAACATCACTGGTCTTGCCTGTTAATACACAAGATGCGTTATTGGTAACAAGATTATTAGTCGGTGCAGATA